CTGACCACCGAGTCTCTGGTGGCCGACAAGCCCGAGCCTCCCGCACCCGCTGCTGCTCCCGGCATGGGTGACATGGGCGGCATGTATTGATGCCCCATACAAAGCAATAAAAAAATCTGCCCGCGCTATGCGGGCAGATTTTTTTATTCACCCTATCGTCTCCGTCCGGAAGGAGCGGATCAGCCACGTGCCGTCCACATTTTCCAGCGTCAGTACGGTATAATTGCGGCTGCTTCCTTCCTGCGTCCAGAAGCGCACGGTGTCGCCCAGCTTCTCACCGCCGTCGGGCTGGAACATGCCGGGGCCCCAGTCGCTGGTGAAGTTGTAGTAGGCGTCATATTCCGGCAGGTACAGCACGCCCTCGGTGTTGGTCAGGTCGGCGGTAGTGATACCCGCGTACTTTTGCAGCGTGGCGTCCACGGCTGCCCGGGGATACCGGCGGGTGGGCGTGGGAATGGAGGTCAGCGAGGGCATAAAGTCCTCCTCGGCCTGAAAGGGAAAGTCCTCCAGCTGCGCCAGTGCCTCGAACTGCGCCTGATCCTCCGCGTTGTCCACCCGTAGGAGCTCATCGTTGGGGTAGTATCGCAAAAACTCCGCCAGTGACAGTTCTTCCGCCCGGTCATAGTAGGAGGTAAAGAAACAGCTGACCTCCGTGGAGGAGCTGGCTCCGGTGGCCTCGTCATAACGCTCCGAGGCAAATGCCTCCTGTGCCTGCGCCAGTTCGTCGTCCGTCAAGGCTTCCGCGCCTTCGGTCAGCACCTGAGACGCCGCGGCGTCGTTTGCCTCGCCGCCAACGGCGTTGCTGCTTGCGCCGTCAGAAGCGGTGCCGCCGCATCCTGCCAGAAGCAGCAGGGCGGAAAGAAGAAAAGCCAACAGCCATCGTTTCATAGGGATCCCTCCTTGTTTGTGATATCCCAAGCATAGCATACGAACCGTGGGATGGCAAGAGCGCACCAGCCGCACCCAAAATTTTTCAAAAAGGTATTGACAAAACACGGCAGTATATGCTATAGTAGTTCGTGCCTGTCGAGAGCATATGGCGGCGTAGCTCAGTTGGCTAGAGCATGCGGTTCATACCCGCAGTGTCACCGGTTCGAATCCAGTCGCCGCTACCATCGCGGGAGAGATGGAAACATCTCTCCCGCACCCCTCGATAGGGTTATGGCCCGTTGGTCAAGTGGTTAAGACACGGCCCTTTCACGGCTGTAACATGGGTTCGAGTCCCGTACGGGTCACCACTTCGGCAATCCGTATGGGTTGCCGAATATACGGAGGCTTAGCTCAGCTGGTTAGAGCGCCTGCTTCACACGCAGGAGGTCACTGGTTCGAGTCCAGCAGTCTCCACCAAAAAAACCTCGTAACTATGCGGGTTACGAGGTTTTTTCATTTTCTGACTTTTTGGCATTTGTTAGTAACGTGTTAGTAACCGCGTTTATCAGCGTTTCCGGGTCAAGGTGTGTGTAGACATTGGCGGTGGTGGAATAATTGGCATGACCGAGAACTTTTTGAAGAATTTCAGGGGCAAGACCTTCCTTAACTGCGCGGGTGGCGTAAGTGTGCCGCGTGGCGTGGGGGGTCTTTCTTTTTATCTTGAGCTTTTCCAGCAGCGGGTAGTAGTCCCGGCGGCGGAAGTTGGCGGGCACTTTCTGCCCCTCGTAGCCGGATAGGAGCAGATCGCCATCGGCCTTCTGGGCGAAGTATTCAAAGTACGGCTTTCCCTCCGGCCTGATGGGAATAATGCGATTCCGGCCGGCTTCTGTTTTCTCGCCGCCCACCACATAATCCTTGTGGTAGTCCTTCAACGGCAAGCTGAACAACTCGCCGATGCGCATGCCGGTGGCAAGGAGCATGAGGACGATCTTGGCGGCGTCGCTGCCGTCCTTCTCCAGCTTTTTGATCTCGGCGGCGGTGAAAATCTCTTTTTCCTTTTTGACGTTTTCCGGCAGCTTGACAAACCGGGCAAAGTTGGTGGTGCAGATCTCCTCGCGCACGGCCCATGTGGACATTTGGGTAATAAGCTGCTTGTATTTATTCACCGTGGAATGGCTCTTATCCATGTACTTGTCAAGGACGGCCTGAAAGTCTGCGGTGCGGAGGCTGCGGAACTTCCGGCCGTGCAGCGGCTCGAATACATCATAGGCGCGGTCGTAGGATTCAACGCCCTTCTCGCCGATCTCGCGGTAGTGTTCCACCTTCCATTCCTCAAAGACTTCCTTGAAGGTCATATTATATCGTTCGGTAAGGCTTTTGCCGGAGAGCTTTTCCAGTGCGGCCAGCGCGTCGGTTTTCTTTTCGTAGTAGCCAATGATAACACGGTTCTTGGAGGCTGCCCACGGCTTTTTGCGGCGGCCTGAGAGCTTATAGACACTTCCGGCACCGTTGGGGCGCTTCAACGCCTTGCGGGGCGCTGCGGCCTGCTTTTTCCCGCACCACGGGCAAAAGGCGGACGAATCCGGTATTTCCTGTTTGCATGTTTTGCAAAGCATTTGACATTCCTTTCCGGGTATGCTACCATAAAAGGGTAGACTACTCCCTGTGGTAAGGCGGATATGTTCTACACGACTGCTCCGGTGTGCGAGACCGGGGCAGTCTTTTTTGATTTTATGTGCGTTTCGCGTTGTAGGGATTGCCGCAGCTTCTTCGCCCGTCAATATGCTCCATCAGGGCTTTTTCGGGGCTAATCTCCATTCCCATTGTGTCCAGAATGACATCAAGCCCTTCGCGGCGGGCGAGTTTTGCGGCGGGGACAAAATCGCTGTCTCCCGCAATAAGGACAATTTGATCGACCTGCTTTTTGTAGGCAAGGGACGCAATGTCGATGCCCAGCTTCATGTCGACGCCTTTTTGCTGAATCGTCGGGACAAAATGCTTTAATTCAAGCGTATCTTTTGTCAATGTGCCGGAACAGATTTTTTTCACAGCGTCATAGTTTAGCGTATAGACGGCATTACCAACATCCAATTCTCCCAGCCGCAGGGCCACCTTACGGCGCTGGCGCAGCTCGGAGAGAAACTTGGTCATCCATTTGTATTCGGCGGAAGCACGCATATTGACGCTTTTCCCGGTGAGCGGATGATACATCTGCTTGTCTACAGGCTGACAGTCATAATAAAAGAGACGGTATAGCTCGTGTTCTTGTTTGTGTTCCTTCAGGTGCCGCCAACAGTATGTAATGAGGGCGTCGGCGGCTTCTTTGGGCTCATGTTCGCCCCACAAGTGCTTTGCACGTTTGCGGTAAAAACCGCCGTCAACAAGAATCGCAGTTTTTGACATAGTTCCCACTCTCCGTATAAAATCTAAAGCCCTTAGAACAGGCACTCCCCTGATCGTGGGGGACCTATTCCAAGGGCTTGTTAGGCACAACAGGCGGAACGGCGGTGCGTTCTTTGTTGTACGTTAAATAATATGTCCTCTGGATCAAAAAGTCAACCCGTTTTTATGATATTTGTACAAAATAACGAAACGATATGCCGTTATTCCGTTATTTGTTTGCGTTTTTTGAAGGTTCTGCCGGAATTTAGCTAAGGTAAATAGTCCTGAAAGAGAAAGTTCGCATCGACCCGGAGGGCACCGAACAGGGCGCATAGCACCTGCGGCTTCGGGAAACTGATGCCGTTTTCATAGTTGGTAATGGCGCTGGGGGTTACGCCCACCAACGCGGCCAACTCCTTGCAGGACATGCCACGCTTTTTCCGGGCTTGTTTGATGCGGTCGCCGATACTCATAGTTGTTACTCCTCTATATCGTATTCATAAAGGGCGTCAGCATATCCTTCTTGATAACCGTCATATGAACCTTCGTCATAACCAGATTCTTTGCCAGCCTCAAAGCCTTGCTCATACCCGTCCATATTCCCCTCGGCCCAGCCCTCTTGATAGCCTTCTTCCCAAGCGTTGTACCGAATCGTGTCGATATCTTCACGGGTATAGCAGCCGGACAGGGCGAAAAGGGAAGCAAGGATAAGGAAAAGAATGAAAGTCTTTTTCATATAGCACTCCTTGGTGGCCTTCTTATTCGGGAAACTTATCGTGTACATGGAAATTGCACAAAGACTTTAGAATTTTTCGGTACGGAGCGACCCACGTCGTGTCAGGGAGAAGTGGGCGACATTTTCTACACGGCTGGGCATTCCGTGGCAAGTTGATTGCATTTATCGGACAATCAGCAGAGAAATACCTGCACCCCGGATCGTGGTAAATATCTCCCCTGTGGTTTAGCCACACAGTATATCGGCCAAAAGGCCCGATATCATCATTTGAGTAGGGAAGTAGGTCAGCGACAGACAGGTAAGAATCGGCGGGAACATGACATGAGCGCCGAAGATCGTCCACATTGATATTTGCCAGACGTTGATAGCCGGCCTTGATTTCATCTAATTCTGCTCGCAATTGTGTGGCCATTTTTCTTGACCTGCCGGATAAGACAAAGGCACAACTCTTGCAGAAGTTGCGTATGTGCGATATAGCCCAATCAAAGAAACCAAATACGCCTAGCAGAAACAAAAGAAAAATGATAAGGCCCGGACTGATTTGAAAACCGCTGTCGGTATCATCAGTTTGTGGTTCCGTGCGTGTGACATTTGAGGAGCTTGAGCCGCCGGATGTACCTGAATTCCAGCCTGTGCGGTCGTCATAATCATATGGACAAATTCCACCGGTGTGCTGGTGGGCGGGATAACCGTGGTGATAGTGGTATTCGCCTGTGGAACGGTCGTAGTGTCCGCCGTTACTGTCGGTACGGCCTGGATGGGCAAAGACGACGACAACGCAGCAGAGGCAACAGACAATGCAAAGCAGCAGTTTTTTCATCGTATCACACTGGTAAAGGCAACGGCTTTACCCAAAATGCGGATATTGTTCATCTCCTCACCCCGGTACACCATGGGCTTGTACTGGGGGTTTTCTGCTTCCAGAGAAATGCAGTCGTCATACATGTATACGCGCTTGAGGGTGGCTTCATCACCGATCAGGACGGCGGCAATCTCGCCATGCTCCACGGATTCCTGCTGACGGATGTACACAATGTCACCGTCAAAGATACGGGCGTTAATCATACTGTCGCCCTTGCAGCGGAGGGCAAAATCGGCACGAACGTGGTCGGGAGCCTCTACAGTCCCGTCCAGATTCTCCTCGGCCAGAATGGGCGTACCGCAGGCAATGGAGCCGACCAGCGGCACCTTTCGCATGGCAGGCATGGGAATGATGTTGGAGGGCATATGAGCTTCGTGTTCTTCATTCCAACCCATGATAATAGAGGGAGACATCTTGAGAACGCTCGCAAGAGATGCGATGCGGCTTCTCTTCATGTTGGCAATATCGCCAGATTCCCATCTTGACACGGTGGCCTCGCTAACACCAACGGCATTTGCCACGTCAAGCTGCGTCAATCCGAGTTCGGTACGCCGATTTTTTAGAATATCTTTAATTTCCACAGCGACACCTCCTGTTTTTCATATGTTACCACCAACAAATCGCATTTGCAATACGTAAACGCAAAAAAGAAGAAAAAACTTGCGTTTACGTATTGACTTGCGGAAAGACAGGTGATATACTAGCTTACGTAAACGCAAGTTAAAGCCAACAGGGATGGGAGGTGAAGATTGTGTTTAATCGAAATGCGTTCCGCGCAAAGGTGGTAGGAGCCGGTATGACACTTTCCGGCCTAGCCTCTGAAATCGGTATCAGTGACGCAAGTCTTAATAGAAAGATGAGCGGGAAAAGCGATTTTACGAGACTGGAAATCCAGCATATCCGGATGGTTCTTCGGATGACACCTGACGAAGCGGACGCCATTTTTTTTGCGCCAGAACTTACGTAAACGCAAGAGTGGCGTAAAAAAACAGCCCGCGGGGTGCGGGCAGGGAGGTGAGAGGAATGGGGATTGTAGGGCCGATGGGCGTATACGGGGCTGCGAATGACACAGACCTGACGCAGCACCTTGTTGCAGAACTGCGCAAGGCGATGGAAGCCAAGAGCGCAGCGCAGCGGGACGCGAACGGAAACAAATATGTGCCGGTGGACTATTTCGTGGTGTGGCAGACCGTGGAGCTGCTTGAGCGCCGTCTACTGCCGACCGACCAGCAGCCCGACAAGGGTATCACGGAGATCACTTGATACCTCCGCTGTATCGCAAATGAGGTGCAAGGCGGCATCCAGCGGCATTTCATCAGTAAGCTGCGGAAGCTGTAATGCGGCTTGCCATAGTTCCGGGTGATCTCGCAACAGAGGAAACAGTTCATTGGCGATGGCGCGGTTCATGCGGCGGTCATAACAGTCGACGCGCAAATGGGACAGGTTCTGCGCGACGAATTGGCGCAGGGGCTGCCCGTCAAGTTCCAGCCGGTCTTGCCGGGAGTTGGCGATGTAGTCAGGAAAAGAGGCGTATATGCCGCGACATGGCCACAGAGGGGCATCCTCCCGGTGTTCATAGACCCATGACAAAGCACACCATGACATGACCTCGCACAGCGTTTCCGACAGCCAACGATAGGCACTGCACACGGGCTTATGGATCACGAAGTGGCACAGCTCATGGGCGAACTGGTAGATATGCTGCTGGGGGTAATTCCCCTCGGTGGACAGGAAAATCAACTGGGCACCGGAAAAGCATTGCGGTGTTTCCGAAGAATTCAGAACAGTCAGGCGCGGGTATTTGGAAAGGGCATCTTTCCCGAAGATGTCCCCAAATGCAAGGCAAACACCGCCCAGCGTGGCGGACAATATGAAAGCCAAATCGGGCGAAAATCCGCCAGAGTCCAGTGATGCAGCAACAGTCCAATTCTCATTTGGCGCATAAAAAATCGGATATAAAATCACAAAAACACCGCCTTTCCTCTCAATTCTACCATGAAAGGACAGACGGCACAAGAAAAACCACCTCACCACAGAAAGGAGATACCCATGACACCAGTTGAGAAGCTGAACGCGGAGAAAGAACGGGTGATACAGCAGTGCGGCTACTACATCACACCGGCCCGCATGGCAAACCTGATGAAAGCCGCAAGCAAGATCCTCAATCTGCTGGTCACGGCAGATCTGGCCGTGAGCTATGAGGAGTGCCGCATCGTGCTGAAGATCGTGGACGGCGCCATCAGCGAAGCGATTGACCACGAATGAAAACGCTTTACCACAGGAAGGAGATACCCATGATCGAGACATTAACACTGAATCAGACCGCCGCGTATCTGCGGCAGCACGGCCTGAGCATTTCCAATCCGGCGCTGGCCAACGGCATCCAGCAGGGGCAGTATCCGTTCGGCATCTGCATCGTCAGCGCGGAGGGCTGCCGGTCGTTCCAGATTTTCAAGACGCTGCTGGACAAATGGATCGCAGAAAGGACGGTGTGCGCATGATCGCCTACATCATGATCTATATCGGGGCTCTGACCGTGGCCGTGAAGTTCATGCGTTTCATCGACCGGCTGGAAGGGCGGCGGTGATGGGCGAGGCAAGAAAAGCCTACTCCAAGGCATATTTCGATGCGTACCGCAGGGCAAATTCTGCGATGTTCGCCAAGTACACCAGAGGATATTACCGGGAGAATCAGCGCCGGTACGCGGAGGAACAGCGGTTTTTGAAGGAGGCCCGCATGCGTCTGGGCTGGTCACAGGAGGCGGTGGCCCACAGTGTCGGCGTGAGCCAGGCGACGATCACACGGCTGGAGACCGGGGCGCAGCCGCTGGAGACCTTCCGCAAGCGGGACAAGCTGCTGGCGGTGCTGGGGGTGGCGGGATGAGCGTGATGCTGGAACATCAGGTGACACCGCAAAGCCCCTGTACGCCGGACTGCCCGGACAGAAGCGGCGACTGCATGCTGCACTGCTCCCACGGGTACGCCGAGTATCGGGCGGCGCGGGACAAGGTGTATGCCGCACGGGCCGCAGCCGCCGAGGCTTCGCGGGACGCCAGCGCCGGAAGGCGGAAAGCCTCCGCGAAGAAGGCCCGCATGAAACACAGACACAAGAGATGATTTTGCGGGCAACGCCCGCTGAAAAGGAGGAATTATTTTGCAGATCGAAAACCGAGAAGAGGCCCAGCGGTCTATCTTGCAGATGTGCCGGGGCGCCTTTCAGGAGCGCGTGGACTACGAAATGCCGCACCTGATGGAAAACATCTTCGACCCCAACACAGCTGCCAAGACAAAGCGCAAAGTGACCATCACGCCGGAGCTTTGCCCCGACGACACCCGCCAGAACATCGTGGTCAACTGCTTGGTCAAGACGACGCTGGCCCCGTCCAACCCCGCTACCACGATGCTGTACGCCGTGGACGAGCATACGGTGGTGGAGATGGTGCCGCAGATTCCCGGCCAGATTGCCGTGGATGGCAGCGAACAGGAAGCACCGGCCCGCTTGAAGCTGGTCAATTTTGAATAAAAAAGGAGAAAGAACCATGTTAAAAGAAGCCATTGAGAAGATCGAGGAACTGGCAAATCCGATCATTTTGGACAAGGATGGGCGCACCTACGCCGTGGACAAATACGGCGAAGCGCATGAGATTATCCCGGAGGCGGTCTATCAGGTCTGTCTGGAACTGAACAGTCTGGACGCGCTGGTGCAGATGGTCAGGACGGAGGGCGTCAGCGTTGATCGCTGTGCGGACAAGCTCTATCTGTCCGTGAAGAATCACATGACCGTGGCCTGCTTCGGCCATCCGCAGAAGGATTTGCGGGAGGAGCGTATTTTCTACTACGAGGCGAAGACGAAGGACGTTCCCGGCTGGGACGGCGAGGTGAAGATGGCCTTTGACAAGGCGGCTGTGGCCTTGCAGACCCGCTTTCAGGATGGCGGCGACCGCGATTACACCCTGACGCTGCTGAGCCAGATCACTTGCGGCGCGAAAGTCACATACAACGACATTGGCGTGGCGACGACAGTGGTCACACAGAAGGGCGTTTCGCTCCAGCAGAACAGCACCATCCGCCCGCTGGTGAAGCTGCGGCCTTACCGTACCTTCCAAGAGGTGGAACAACCGGAGGGCCTGTTCCTGATCCGCATTGACGAGCGGGGCATTACCTTCACGGAGGCGGACGGCGGCATGTGGAAGCTGGCGGCCCGCAAGACCATCAAGGCCTATCTGGAGGAAGCGCTGAAGGACATGATCGACGATGGCCGTGTGGTCGTGATGATGTAAGTAAAAAAAGCCCCGGCGGAGCTGGCACTCCGTCGGGGCGGGACTGGCACAAGCCAATCTAAGCTATCCCCATGATAGGGGAGAAAGTGAGTTTTGTCAATGAAAACAACAAAAATCGTGATCAAGAACATGTTCGGAATCCGGGATATGTCGCTGGATGGCGGCTCTGTGGAGATTTCTGGCCCCAAGGGCAGCGGGAAAACCTCGGTGTTGGATTCCATCCGGTATGCCCTGACAAACCGCTCCGACCGGGATTATGTCGTACATAAAGGCGCGGACGAGGGCGAGATCATTATTGAGACGGACACCGGCCTTTCCGTTGACCGCAAGGCCATGAGTGCCAAGTCTGCCGGAACGGTGAAGGTGCGGGACGGCTCCATGCTTCAGACACGGCCGGCGGAGTTCCTGTCGAAGATCTTCACGCCGCTCCAGCTGAATCCGGTGGAGTTCACCCAGCTTTCCCGGCAGGAGAAAAACCGTGTGATCCTCTCGCTGATCGAATTTCCGTGGGACACCAACTGGATCATGGAGCAGTTCGGCGAGATCCCGCAGGGCGTGGACTACTCCAAGCACATCCTTGAGGTGCTTGCGGATATTCAGGCGGAGAACGGCATTTACTACCAGTCCCGCCAGAACCTGAACCGGGACATCCGCAACAAGCAGGCATTCATCGCCGACATTGCCAGAGATATCCCGTCCGGCTATGACTTTGACCGCTGGGACAAATACCCCATCGGCGAAAAGTACCGTGAGCTGGAGCGCCTGAAGGATCGGAACAGCCGCATTGAGCGGGCCAGGACCTTCCGGGACAGCTATGACGCGAAAATGCGCGGAATTACCGGTGAGCGGGACGTGGCGCTGGCTGCCATTGACAGGGATCTGGCCCGTGAGCGCTCTGAGCTGATCGGACAGATCGAGCGGCTGCGTGCGGAGATCAGCGCGGCACAGGAGGAATTGGGCAGTCTGGAGCGCCGCCGTGAGGATCGTGCCGCCGTTGTTCACGCCCAATATGAGACCGCCGTTGCCAAGCTGGAAAAGGACATGGGCACGGCCAGCGAATATGCGGAAGCGGCCCCGGAGGATACTTCCGCCTTGCAGCAGGAGCTGGATACGGCGGAGAGCATGCGGAAGCACCTCAATGAGTACCAGCGCATGAGGGCCATGCAGCATGAGGTGGACGCGCTTACGGAGCAGTCGCAGGAGCTGACCCGGAAGATCGAACTGGCGCGGGAACTGCCCGCCAAGATCCTTGAAACGGCAACGATCCCCGTTGAGGGGCTGACGGTAGAAAACGGTGTGCCGCTGATCCACGGCCTGCCCATTTCCAACCTGTCCGACGGTGAGCTGCTGGAACTGTGCGTGGATATCACGGTCAGCAAGCCGGGACAGCTGCAAATCATCCTGATCGACGGCGCGGAGCGGCTGGACAAGGAGAGCCGGGACAAGCTCTATGCCAAGTGTAAGGCCAAGGGCTTGCAGCTGATCGCCACCCGTGTGACGGATTCCGATGTATTGGAGGTAACTGAATTATGATGACAAAAGATAATCTGCGTAAGCTGACCGGCGACGAACGTCTGGGGCAGATGCGTGATTCTGAATATCTCGGCGCTGAGGATATCGACGATGATGTGGAGCCGGTGCTGACCATTGACGCCCTGTGGAACGGTATGGTGACGCTCCAGCGCGGCAAGGAAAACAAGGATGTGCTTTCTTTCAAGGAAGAACGTGTTCCTGGCATTATGCAGGTAAGGCCGCTCATTATCAACTCCACCAACCGCAAAACGCTGCGTAAGCTGTTTGGCGACGCAAAGGCGGATACGCTGGTGGGCAAGCAGATCCAGCTTTACATTGACCACAAGGTGCGTGATCCGCAGGATGGCGGGTTTACGGACGGCATCCGTATCCGGCCCTTTAAGCCGAGGGTCAAGAAAGAGCAGGCAGTGCCGCCCTGCGGGGATTGCGGCGGCGCCATTGAAGCGGCTATGGGCAAAGATCCCCGCTGGCTGGCGGCCTACACCGCCAAGCATTACGGCGTGTCTCTGTGCGCCGCCTGCGCTCAGAAGCGCAAGGAGGCCACCGCTGCGGAGCAGCCGGAGGTGGAGAGCACACCGGAGAATGCCGGTGAGACCGAGGAGGTGCTGTGATGGGTCTGCCTATGGTGACTGCGGAGAACTATTTCTCCCCTGAGATGAACATGGCCTATATGGGTTCTACCCAGTTCAAGGCTTTTGACCGCTGCGAGGCGGCGGCGCTGGCGGAGGTGCGGGGCGAATACGCCCCCGCCGCTTCCACGGCGCTGCTGGTGGGCGGCTATATCGACGCTTATTTTTCCGGTGAGCTGCCGGTGTTTCAGGCCCAGCACCCGGAGATATTCAAGCGGGACGGCGGCCTGAAGGCGGAATACGTCCACGCGCAGGATGTGATCGCCCGGATGGAGGCGGACGAGCTGTATATGCTGCTGATGTCCGGAAAGAAGCAGGTGATTTTGACCGGCGAGATCGCGGGCGTTCCCTTCAAGGTAAAGATCGACAGCCTGTTGGACGCCGGCACCTGCCGCCGGATCGTGGAGCGGTTCCCGGATACGGCGACGGCGCTGGGCATGTGTGACGGCGCTGTGGTGGATCAGAAGGCCATGCGGGACATGAAGGATGTGTGGTCGGAAGAGGAGTTTGCGAAAGTCCCCTTTGTTCAGGCTTACGGCTACGACATTCAGGGCGCTGTCTATCAGGCCATCGAGGGCCACATGCTGCCGTTTATTCTGGCGGTGGGCACAAAGGAGGACGCGCCGGACATTGGAGCATTGTATATCCCTGACGGAGAGCTGGCCGCCAAGCTGGCGGAGGTGGAGGATCGCGCCCCACGGTATCAGGCCATCAAGGAGGGCAGGATCGCCCCGCGCCGCTGCGAAAAGTGCGCCTACTGCCGCATGACCAAAAAGCTGCGGGGCATTGTGGACTACCGGGAGGTGGGCGAATGCTGAACAGGACGATGGTACAGGGGCGGCTGGTGGCTGACCCTGAGATGCGCACCACGCAGAACGGCGTGGCGGTGTGTTCCTTCCGTGTGGCGTGGAGTGAAACATACAAGGAGCATGAAAAGAAGCTGTTTCTCGCCTGTACGGCATGGCGCGGTCTGGGTGAGATGATCGGAAAATACTTCCACAAGGGCAAGGAGATCATTGTGGAGGGTGCGCTGGAGACCGAGGAATATACGGACAAGGAGGGCAACAAGCGGTCGGCGGTCAAGCTGACGGTGGACAAGGCCCACTTCTGCGGCCCGAAGGATGGTTCTTCTTCCGGCGGCTACAAGAGCGCCGGGGGCGGCGTGAACGTGTCCGCCAACGAGTGGGGCGAGGTCGAGGATGAAGAGGATCTGCCTTTCTGACGCTGGCAGGCAGATCAGGCAGCAGCTGACCATGCGGGAGGTTGCGGAGCTTTACGGTTTTACCCCGGATCGGAACGGATTTATCAAGTGTCCGTTCCATTCGGACAACCACGGGAGCCTGAAGCTCTATCCGGAGGATCGGGGGTGGCACTGCTTTGGGTGCAATGCCGGCGGGTCGGTCATTGACTTTGTGATGAAGCTGTTCGACCTGACCTTTCAGCAGGCGGTTTTACGGCTGGACAGCGATTTCGGGCTGCACCTGACCTATGAAGCGCCGGACAGGAAGAAAACGTCCGCGCTGCTGGAGAAGCGCCGCGCCGAGGCAGCGGAAAAAGCACGGCGCGGCGCGGAGTATCAGGTGCTGGCGGAGGAATACCGGCAGTGCTGGGACACGGTGAAATACTTCCCGCCGGTGCTGCGTGAGGACGGCAACATCTGGGTACACCCCCTATACCCGGACGCCCTGAAGGCGCTGCCGGGACTGGAAGCACGGCTGGATGAATTATTGGAGGCTGGAATTGGATAAAAAAGAGATCGTGCCAAACTGGCACTATACGCTGGATGATTTTCTGTATACCACGGCGCCCTATGAGGAGCTGGCGGAGTATGCGGGTAATCCGTTTGTCCACCAGCGGATGATAGAAGCCATGTCGCGGTATGCCACGTCACTGGGTTTTCGGTCGCTAAAGACAATGTACCATGAATACCAAAAGGCGGTAAAGGCCAGCAGCGCCGGAGGGACTATCTATGTGGGCGACAATCCCACGCGATTTGACGGGCAGCCGCTGGAGCTGAACGCCGGAGACTGGGAAGCCGACGACGGCGGGATACGGCGCACCTACGGCGGCGTGGAGTGCGTGGCGTGTCCCCATCCGGTGATGCCGGTGGAGCGGCTGGTGAACATCGACACCGGCGAGGAAAAGCTGCGGCTGGCGTTCCGCAAGGGTGCTGTGTGGCGCAGGTGCATCGTGGAGAAGCGGACGCTGGCCAGCGCCAATAAGGTGACGGAGCTGGCGGGGATCGGTATCGCGGTGAACAGCGAAACGGCCAAATCCTTCGTGAAGTACATCAGCGAATTGGAAAACCTGAACTATGAGCTGATACCGGAGCGCAAGAGCATCGGGCGGTTCGGCTATATCGCGGGCGAGGGCTTTTCCCCCTATGTGGAGGGGCTGATCTTTGACGGCGACGCCAACTTTGCCGCCACGTTCCAGACGGTGCATGAGCGGGGCAGCTTTGCCAAGTGGAAGGAGATGGCGGCGGAGGTCAGGGGCATGTCGGTAACGGCCAAGATCGTGCTGGCGGCGTCCTTTGCCGCACCGCTGTTGCAGCCGCTGGGGTGCCTGCCCTTCTTCGTACACCTGTGGGGCGTGGATAGCGGCACCGGCAAGACGGTGGCCCTGATGGTGGCCGCCAGCGTATGGGGCGACCCGTCCGTGGGCAGCTACGTCAAGACCTTTGACGGGACGGTGGTAGGCATGGAGAAAACCGCCGCATTCCTCAATAATTTGCCACTGTGTCTGGACGAATTGCAGCTGGCAAAGGACGCCAAGGGGCGGACGAACTTCGACGTATACCGGCTGGCGCAGGGCGTGGGCCGCACGAGGGGCAACCGCGCCGGCGGCGTAGACAAGACGCCCACATGGCACAACTGCATCCTGACCACGGGAGAAAGTCCCCTGACGGGGCAAGCATCCGGCGCCGGTGCGGTAAACCGTGTCATTGACATTGAGTGCAAGGCCGACCGGGTGGTGATCCGGGACGGCATGCGGGTATCCGGCGCGGTGAAGCGGAACTTCGGCCACGCGGGAAAGGCATTCGTGGAGAAGCTGTATGCCGCCGGGGACGATGTGCCGCAGGAGATCACGGAGCGGTATCAGGAGCTGTTCCGGGCGCTGTCGGCGCAGGATACCACGGAAAAGCAGGCTATGGCGGCCGCAGCGGTGGTGCTGGGTGATGAGCTGGCCTGCCGCTGGATCTTCGACGGAACAGAGCAGCCCATCACCGTGGAGCAGATATCGGAGTTTCTGGCGTCAAAGGCGGCGGTGTCCGCCGGTGAGCGGGCCTATAAGTACCTTTGCGACTGGGTGACGCAGAACTCCAACAAGCTGATCGGCAAGTCGGAGACCATGGACGTGCTGGGTGCGCTGGAGGGCTATCGGGCCTATATCATCCGGTCGGTGTTTGAACGGGTCTTGCAGGACGCGGGCTACTCCGTGGGCGCGACGGTATCATGGCTGAAGCAGAAGTGCCTGATCGAGACGCGGGGACGGAACAACACCAAGGCCCGACGCATCAACGGCGTACCGACGGAGTGCTTTTGCCTGATTCTGCCCGATATTGAGACAGAAACAGATGAAATAGACGAATTACCGCTGTAAATGTGGGACAACGTGGGACATGTGTCCCACACCCGCAAAGCCTTTGCTACCAACGGTTTGCGGGTCATTTTTGAAAGGCGTGGGACAGTGGGACACCCATACACACCCTATAAGGGGCTGTGTGTAGAGTGGCCATGTATATTGAATGAATATATACAATACACGCGAAAGACATAAAAAAATCGCGTTTTTATGTCCCACAGTCCCACGGTGGCCGCAAACCCTTTGATACCAACGGTTTGCGCGTGGGACATGCAGTCCCACAGCGTCCCACGGTCACACATATGAATAGGAGGCAAGACATGGAACTGCGCGATTATCAGCGCGAGTGCATCAAGACCATAGAAGCGCAGCCGCCGGGGTCGTACCTGTGCCAGATGGCCACGGGGCTGGGCAAGACGGTGACGTTTGCCAACATACCGCGGCAGGGCCGCAACCTGATATTGTCCCATCGGGAGGAGCTGGTGCGGCAGCCGATGAAATACTACGATTGCAGCTACGGCGTGGAGCGGGCGGGAGAGCACAGCCACGGCGAGGAGGTGGTGAGCGCCAGCGTACAGACACTGGTGCGGCGGCTGGAACAGTTTTCGCCGGACGCCTTTGACACCATCATCGTGGACGAAGCCCACCACGCGGCGGCCAACACCTACCGGAAAATACTGGACTACTTCAAGCCACGGCTGACGCTGGGCTTTACCGCCACCCCCAACCGGGGCGACAAGGTGCGGCTGGACACGGTGTTTTCGGATATCATCTTTGCCCGTGACCTGCGGTTTGGCATCCAGAACGGCTATCTGTGCGACATCTACTGCATGCGGGTGGATATCGGCTATGATCTGAGCGCCGTACATACCCGCGCCGGAGACTACGCGCCGGGGGAACTGGACGAGGCTATGGAGGGTACGGCGGACGCCATTGCCGAGGCATACGAAAAGTACGCCAAGGGCGCCACGCTGATCTTCGCCGTCAGCGTGCATCATGCCAACGAGATCGCGGCGAAGATACCCGGCGCTGTGGTGGTGACAGGCGAGACAAAGGACAGAGCGGCCATCATCGAGCGGTTCACGGCGGGAGAGATACCCTGTATCGTCAACTGCATGGTGTTCACGGAGGGTACGGACATTCCCCGCGTGGAGACGGTGATTATCGCGCGGCCTACCCAGTCTGACAGCCTGTACAGCCAGATGGTGGGACGGGGCCTGCGGCTCTATCCCGGCAAGGAGCGGCTGACGCTGATCGACTGCGTGGGCATCACGGGGCGGGCGTCCATCTGCACAGCTCCGTCGCTGCTGGGCATCGACATGACCAACGTGCCGAAGAAGAAGCAGAACGAGCTGGAGGGGCTGCTGTTTGAGCTGCCCATGAAGGCGGTGGCGGCTTCGGACTGCCCAGAGAGCTGGATCCGGAACGTGGAGATCGTAGACCTGTGGGCCAAGGAGCAGAAGTACCAGACCCATGACGTGAACTGGTTCAAGCTGCCGGACGGGTCGATGGTGCTGTCGCTGCTGGGACATGAGCGGTTGGTGCTGTCGCCCCAGGATGAGCTGGGCATGACCCGTATTACGCTGGGGGACATGACATCGGACAAGCGGCCCATGCAGAGTGCGCTGGACAACTGCTATGTATGGCTTTGTAACCGCCGGAAGGAACAGGCTTACATTTGGGACACGCAGGAGGTGAAGCGCTGGGGGAAGAATCCCGCCACGGACAAGCAGCTGACCATGATCCGACGGCGCTGCAAGGGCTTTGACACGGAGGGCCTGACGAAAGGGCAGGCCAGCCAGATCCTGAACAGGCTGATGAACGGAGGGAGAAGATGAAGATGGCATCAGAGAGACAGCATCAGCAGGCGGTTATGAAGTGGGCCATGCAGCCCTCGATACGGGAGCGGTGGCCGGAGCTGGCACTACTGCACCACATCAAGAATGAGACCACCGGTGGCGCGGCGGAGGTGGCCGCCGACAAGGCCATGGGCGTGAAGAAGGGCGTCCCCGACCTGTGTCTGCCGGTGGCGCGTGGCGGCTTTCACGGCCTGTACATCGAGATGAAAACGCCCAGCGGCAAAGCGTCGGACGCTCAACGCTGGTGGATGATGGAGCTAACGAAGCAGGGGTACCGCGCCGTAGTATGCCACGGGTATGACGCGGCGGTGGCGGAACTGTGCTGGTATCTGTCGCTTCCGAAGGAGGTGCGGTGATGGCAGAGGTATCCAGAGTGGAACGGGCCGCCATGCAGGGGGAGCCGATGCCCACGGGGCTGACGTGGCGGGAGGTGACGGAGTACATCGCCCTGCGCGCCCTGTACTGGGGCTTCAAGAACCGTGTGTTCTCCCGCGACGACGCCAGCGCCATGAAGAAGCAGCTGATGGCGGCACTGGACGGGGCCGAGGGCGCGTATCAGTTCCAGCGGAAATGCTGGGACAATGCCGCACGGCGCTATAAAGAGACGGAGAGCGCCCTGAACGCCTACCGGTTGGAGCGGACACTGGAGCATGCGGACGCGCTGGTAGCGGCGCTGGATGGGCTGGAGGTGAGACCGTGATAACAGCACAAGAGACATTTGACGGCGAGATCATCGTTGACAATTTCGCCGGTGGCGGAGGGGCGTCAACGGGTATCGAGATCGCCACGGGGCGATTGGTGGCGCTGGCCATCAACCACGATCCGGCGGCTATTCTGATGCACAAGACCAACCACCCGTATACGGAACACTTTCAGGCGTCCGTGTGGGACATTGACCCCGTGGCCGTGTGCCGTGGCCGTCCCGTGGGGCTGGCGTGGTTCTCGCCGGACTGCAAACATTTCAGCAAAGCCAAGGGTGCGGCGCTGGTTGACCGGAAGATTCGCGGCCTTGCGTGGATCACCCTGCGCTGGGCGGCGAAGGTACGGCCCCGCGTCATTATCCTTGAAAACGTGGAGGAGTTCCAGACGTGGGGGCCGGTGCGGAAGGGCAAGCCGGTGAAGAAGCTGGCGGGCACCACGTTCCGGAAGTTCATCCGGCAGCTGGAAGAGCTGGGGTACACCGTGGAGTATCTGGAACTGATCGCGGCAGACTACGGCGCACCTACCTCCCGCAAGAGATTCTACATGATCGCCCGCTGCGACGGGAAACCCATTGTGTGGCCGAAGCCCACCCACAGCAAGACCGGCGCGGATGGACTGCCCAAGTGGCGCTGTGCGGCGGAGATCATCGACTGGTCGCTGCCCTGCCCGTCGGTATTTGCATCTAAGGCGCAGATCATGGACAAATACGGCCTGAAAGCGGTGCGCCCGCTGGCGAAGAACACCATGCGGCGGATCATCCGGGGCGTGGACAAGTTCACCATCCGCAGCGGCAAGCCGTTCATCGTACAGCAGAAATTCCAGAACGCTGCGCAGAACATCGAAAAGCCATTGACGACTGTTACGGCGGTAGGAGCGCATGAATTGTGCAAGCCGCTGCTGGCACCTGTGACGGTGACCAACACCAGCAACAGCGTGGGCGGGACGGTCGGAGCGCCGGTACATACCGTAACGACCGCAGGGAATCAGATGCTGGTAACGCCGTTCCTTGCGGAGTGCAACCACTCTGGCGGCGGGCATATTGCACCTGTGACGGATGCTCACAAGACCATCACCGCCAAGCATACCGGCGGCATCGTGGCGCCCGCGCTGATCCAGTATCACACGGAACAGACGGAACACGTTCGGGCATCCGGGCTGGGGACGCCTATCAACACAGTGGACGCCTCCAACCGATACGGCCTGACCTGCGCCAATCTGGTGGAGTATTACACCGGCGGCAGGCCGCTGGATGTGCAAGACCCCATGCACACCGTTACCAGCCATGACCGTGAGGCGGTGGTCGCCGCCCACATTGCCAAGTATTACGGCGGCGTGGTCGGCGAAAAGGTGGGCGAGCCTTTGCCGACGGTGACGGCCATTGACCACAATGCGGTATGTGCCGCCCATGTGGTGAAGTTTAAGGGCGACAATGTGGGAACGCCGCCTTCGGAACCTTTGCAGACAGTGACGGCCAGTGCTGGGGAGTTCGCCGTGTGCAAGGTGTATCTGGCGAAGATGCACGGCGGCGACGAGCTGGGATACTGGCCGCTGATCCGCGACCTGCTGAACGAGTTCTGCGGCTACACGCTGGCGGAGGACGAGGTACTTCTGCTGGAGATCAGCGGCGCACTGTACTACATCGCGGATATTGGACTTCGGATGCTGTCTCCCCGCGAGCTGTACAACGCGATGGGGTTCCCACCGGATTACATCATTGACCGCGATTACGAGGGCAACGAGTACAAGAAAAGCGCACAGGTGGCGCGGTGCGGCAATGCGGTGTGTCCGCCGGTGGCGTCCGCGCTGGTGCGTGCCAACCTGCCGGAGTGGTGCGGCGTGACCATAACGACAATGGCGCAGTTGATGGACTGCGTGGCGGTGTGAGAGGAGGAATGACATGGTGAACGACGCTTTGTTTTCCAGCGATAAGAATTTCTGGGAAACGCCGCAAATGCTGTTTGACGAGCTGGACGCGGAGTTCCATTTCACGCTGGACGCCGCCGCCAGTGATGAAAACCACAAGTGCGCGCGGTATTTCACGCAAAACGATGATGGTTTGCGGCAAAATTGGGAGAGCGAAACGGTGTTTTGTAACCCGCCCTACGGAAGCAAGGAAACCGGACTGTGGACGGAAAAATGCTACCGCGAGGGACAGAAGCCAGGGACAACGGTTGTGCTGCTGATTCCGGCGCGGACAGACAGAGCCAGCTTTCACGACTATGTTTTGGGTAAGGCGGAAATTCGATTCCTGCGTGGTAGGCTGAAATTCGAGCTGGACGGAAAGCCGATGGGAACGGCACCGTTCCCCAGCATGATTGCCATTTGGCGAGGAGGAGCGACATGACAAGAGACGAGATCGTGACCGCGCTGCGGTGCTGTGCAGAACCGGGGCGAGACTGCGAAGAAGATTGCCCAATGAACGAGATAAGCCGTGAACCGTGTCGTGAAATATTGGCTCCGGCCGCCGCTGACCTGATTGAGAACCAGCAGCGGGAGATAGAAGCGCTGCGGTGGGCCAATGAGGGCGTTTTTGGTGACGAAATCTGCCGTGCAGCGCTGGAGGCATTCGGGGAAAGGGCGCAGGTGACAATGGCCATCGAGGAAATGAGCGAACTGACAAAAGAACTCTGCAAGCGCTGTCGTGGCCGGGAAAACGTGGAAGCCATTGCAGAGGAGATCGCCGACGTGGAGATCATGCTTCAGCAGTTGGTGATTCTGTTTGACTGCAAGGAGACTGTGGACAAGTACCGCCAGTACAAGTTGGAACGGCTGGCGGGGCGGATTGAGGAGGCGAAGGAGCATGAGCATGAGTGATATTGCATCAATTATCTGGATTGCACTTGCCGTGTATGTATTCTGCGGCATGCGGAAGTGGAACAAGCGGTTTGCTGAACTGTACGAAGAACTGAGAAGATGAATCTGTAAACAGGCCATGGGGCGAAATGTGAAAGGCAGGTGGGGCGCATATGGCGAGCGGGAGCTATCGGCAGGTATATGTGGTGTGCCCCTACTATGTGACGGACAACGGCAGAGACAGGATCGTGTGCGAGGGTCTGACCCCCGGCGGGCAGAACCAGACCTTTTACCAGAAGCGGCAGGACTACGCCTTGCAGATGGAGCTGTTCTGCTGCGGGGATTACTGGCGCTGCGAGATATGCGCCGCGCTGGATGAGAAATACCGGGAGGAGGACACATGAAAAAAGGAGACAGTGTGCGGGCCAGATTCATGACGCTGCCCGCAGAACCCTATGGCAGCTCAGACGGGCCGCGGCACAAGGTGCGGGTGGGGACGGTGGCTTACGTCCACCCCAAAGGCCGCTATGTGATCGTGGAGACACAGCTGCCGTTCGGCGTGGTGCGGGAGGCATTCCGGCCGGAGGAGATCATGACATGAAAAGAGGGGCAATCGTCCCTCTTTTTTTGCGTGAAAGTGGTGGGATAGAAATTGCTGTTCGGGGTTTGGTAACATAGGGAAAACGCGAGTTACATTGAGAGGTGGTGACAAGTGGCCGGTGAGGAGAACCTGATCCCGTTCAGCGAACGAACCAAGGAAGAAGCAAGAGAACTGGGGCGCAGGGGCGGAAAGGCGTCCGGTGCGGCACGGCGGCGGAAACGCAGCTTGAAAGAGGCTGCCGACCTGTATCTGTCGCTGCCGGTGGAGGATAAGCGCCGATGGAATAAGCTGTCCCGCCGCTATCTGGACGCGGAGGACATTGATAATCAGATGGCCATGGTCGTATCTCTTTGGGATGGAGCCATGGCCGGTGATGCAAGGTCGGCCAAGGTGCTGATCGACCTGCTGGGCAAGGACAGCGAGGAGGACAGCAATGCCGCCCAGCTGACCATGGATGCGGAACTGGAGGAGTTCAGCCAATGAGACAGCTTGTGATACAGCGGCCCAACGAGCGGCAGGCGGTATTTCTGCGGGCCAGAGCAAAGCATATCGGCTTCGGCGGTGCCCGTGGCGGCGGCAAGAGCTGGGCCGTGCGCACCAAGGCCAAGCTGCTGGCGGTGCGGTATCCCGGTATCAAGCTGCTGATCGTGCGGCGCACCTACCCGGAACTGATGAATAACCACATCCGGCAGCTGCGCACTGAACTGCTGGGTGTGGCACGGTATAACGACAAGGACAAGATACTGGCCTTTTCTAACGGCAGCACCATCAACTTCGCCTACTGCGCCAAGGATGGCGACCTTGACCGGCTGCAAGGTACGGAGTATGACGTGATCTTTCTGGACGAGGCGACGCAGCTCTCCGAGTACCAGATGAAAACCATCACCGCCTGTCTGCGCGGCGTCAACGATTTTCCCAAGCGGGTGTACTACACCTGCAACCCCGGCGGGCAGGGACACCAGTACATCAAGCGGCTGTTCATCGACCGGCGGTTTGAGAGCGGCGAGCGGCCGGAGGACTATGTGTTCATCCAGAGCCGTGTCACCGACAACAAGGCGCTGATGGCGGCACAGCCGGACTACATCCAGCAGCTGGAAGCCCTGCCGGAGAAGCTGCGCAAGGCGTGGCTGGAAGGCGACTGGAACGTATTCGAGGGCCAGTTCTTTGAGGAGTTCGCCGACGATCCCGACCACTACGCCGACCGCCGCTTTACCCATGTGATAGATCCCTTCGAGGTGCCACCGGAGTGGACGATCTACCGGAGCTTCGACTGGGGCTATGCGCGGCCCTTCTCCTGCGGGTGGTGGGCCGTGGACTACGAGGGAACGCTGTACCGCATTCTGGAGCTGTACGGCTGCACCCGCGAGGCCAACACCGGCGTGAAGTGGACGCCGGACAAGGTGTTTGCGGAGATCCATCGGGTGGAGACGGAACACCGGTGGCTGAAGGGCAAGCAGATACAGGGTGTGGCCGACCCGGCCATCTGGGACGCCGAGAGCGGAGAGAGCATCGCCGAGACGGCGGCGCGGCACAGGGTGTACTTCGCCAAGGCCGACAACAAGCGGCTGCCGGGGTGGATGCAGGTGCATTACCGGCTGGCCTTTGATGAAACGGGCAAGGCCATGATGTATGTATTCCGTGGCTGCAAGGCGTTCATCCGGACGCTGCCGGGGCTTCAATACGATGAGCACGCGGTAGAGGACGTGGACACCGACGGCGAGGATCACATTGCCGATGAGACCCGGTACATGTGCATGTCCCGGCCTATCAAGCCGCGGCTGGCGCCCAAGCGCGACCCCTATCTGGACAATCCCATGTATACGGCGCTGGACATTCCCAAGGAGGATGTACTGAGCGCGCCGGAGTTCATACCGATGCAGGTCAAGGAGATCGAATGATGGAAGAAAAAGAAGTCATGACAACGGAAAACACGCCGGTGCGGATCGGCATTGGTGTGGAGCAGCTGCGGGAAGCGGCACAGACCCTGCGGAAGTACAAGCAGGGTAAGGCCAATCTGGAGCAGCGGGTGATCGACAATGAGGAGTGGTACCGGCTGCGGCACTGGGAGTGTCTGCGGCAGGGCAGCAAGAAGCAGCAGGTGGAGCCTGTGAGCGCATGGCTGCTGAACTCTATCGCCAACAAGCACGCCGACGCCATGGACAACTTCCCCGCCCCCAACATTCTGCCCCGTGAGCCGGGGGATGTGAAGGAGGCGCGGCAGCTGTCGGCCATCGTGCCGGTGGTGCTGGAGCAGGCGGGCTTTGAGGCTACCTACTCCGAAGGCTGGTGGGACAAGATCATCGGCGGCACGGCCATCTACGGCGTGTTCTGGGACGGCAGCAAGCTGGGTGGGCTGGGCGACATTGCCGTGGAGCCGGTGGACATTCTGAATCTCTTCTGGGAGCCGGGTGTCACCAAGATCCAGAACAGCGCCAACGTGTTCCATGTGAAGCTGGAGGACAACGCCGCTTTGGAGCAGGCGTACCCTGAGCTGTCGGGCAAGCTGGGCGGCAATGGGCTGGATATCAGCAAGTATGTGTACGACGACACCGTGGACACCACGGAAAAAAGCGTGGTGGTGGACTGGTATTACAAGAAAAAGACTGGCGGCAAGACGGTGCTGCACTACTGCAAATTCGTGGGAGAAACGGTGCTGTACGCCACGGAGAACGAGAACGGCGAGGGCTGGTATGACCACGGGAAATATCCCTTCGTGTTCGACCCCATGTTCCGCGTGAAGGGAACGCCCTGCGGCTTTGGCTATATCGACATTGGCAAGGGTGCACAGGAGTACATCGACCGCGGGGATCAGGCGGTGATGCAGAACATGCTGTCCAATGCCAAGCCCCGGTATTTCGTCCGCTCCGACGGCTCTGTGAACGAGCAGGAGTACGCCGACATGACGAAGGATTTCGTGCATACCGACGGCAATCTGGGGCAGGACAGCATCCTGCCGGTGGTGGGCAAGGTGCTGAACAGCATCTATCTGAACGTGCTGGACAGAAAGGTGGACGAGCTGAAGGAGACCACCGGCAACCGGGACGTGTCCACCGGCGGCTCTACCTCCGGCGTGACGGCGGCCAGTGCCATTGCGGCTATGCAGGAGGCGGGCAGCAAGCTGAGCCGGGACGGCAACAAGGCGGCCTACCGTGCCTTCCGTGAGGTGGTGGAGCTGGTGGTGGAGCTGATCCGCCAGTTCTATGACCTGCCCCGTCAGTTCCGTATTCTGGGCGAGAACGGTCGGGAGGATTTCGTCAGCTACACCAACGCCGGAATCAAGCCTGTGTATCAGGGCATGGAGATGGGCGTCGATATGGGCTACCGGCTGCCGGTGTTCGACATTGAGATCACGGCGGAAAAGGCCAGTCCTTACAGCAAGCTGAGCCAGAACGAGCTGGCGCTGCAATTCTTCGGGGCGGGGTTCTTCAATCCCCAGATGACCGACCAGGCGCTGGCGTGTCTGGAGATGATGGACTTTGACGGCAAGGAGCAGATCATGCAGCGCATCAGCACCAACGGGACGCTGTATCAGCGTCTGATGATGGCACAGCAGCAGGCGGTGGCTATGGCCCAGCTGGTGGATATGAAGCTGGGCACCAACTACGCCATGCAGCTGCTGGGCGGTGCGCAGGGTACGCAGCAGCCCATGCCGGGAAGCGTTCCCGATATCGGCAACAGCGGCGGCGAGAGCAGCGTGACCGCCAACGCCAGAAAGGAAGCGGCAGACCGTGCCGCGCCGGTGTAAGCCATGGTGCGGGTAGAATTTTCACGGTGCGGCGGCACCTATGTGCTGCGGATGACCGGCCACGCGGGACAGGCCGACGTGGGGCATGACGTGGTGTGTGCGGCGGCCACCATCCTGTGCTATACAGTGGCGCAGACGGCCCTTGACCTCTATGAGCAGGGGAAGCTCCGCAAAAGGCCCCGCGTGGACGTGGACAGGGGCGACGCCACGGTAACGCTGTGCCCCCGGCAGGACGCGGCGGGGGAGGCGGCTGTGGCGCTGCGGACGGTGGCGACGGGATTTGCGCTGCTGGCGCACCATTATCCGGAGTATGTGACATTTACGACAGAGTAAGGAGGAGAATCATGAAGTTCAAGGAAGCACTGAAAGTAATGCAGGAGGGCACAAAGGTCAAACTCCCGTCCTGGGGCGGCTATTGGTATTGGGACGCTGACAAGCAGACCATTATGATTCACACCAAGGACGGCAAGGAACTGGATATTCGGGAGACACAGGTGGTGGAGTACACCACGCTGAATATCTGTTCTGACGAGTGGGTAATTGCCGATCCGCACAACTGTCCGCAGCTGGGCGGCGAAGCGGCGTTCTCTTTCGGCGAGGCCATCAAGTACATGAAGCGTGGCATGAGGGTGAAGCGCAAGGGCTGGAACGGCAAGAACCAGTATATCGAGCTGGCAACGGCCATCGGCTATGTGAATCCGGAGGGAATCGTGGTCAACGCGGAACATGACGCCATCGGGAACAAGGCCATTGCCTTCTGCGGCACATCGGGTGTGCAGATGGGCTGGCTGGCCAGTCAGGCAGATATGCTGGCAGAGGACTGGGTGTTTGCGGAGTGACATTCAGGCGTGAGCCTTAATGATGGATTCGCCCACCTGACGGGCAGATTACGGTTTCGCCCACCTACGGGCAGGAGGATACCATGAAAAATTTGTACCGTTGGCGCGGTCTCCAGCTGTTCGCAGAGGGGGACGGCGGCACAGCAGCGGGCACCACGGGCGCGGCGGCTGGTACTGGCCAGCAGGCTGAACAGAACGCACCCGACGCCGGGGCGCAGCAGACACAGGAGAGCACCAGAGACCTGGGCAAGGAATTTGACGCGCTTATCAAGGGCGAGTTCAAGGACGTGTATGCCAAGCGGGTACAGGACACGGTGACGCGGCGGCTGAAAGGCCCCAGCGCCGACGCGGAGAAGTTCCGCGCCATGCAGCCGGTGATGCAGATGCTGTCCCAGCGCTACGGCGTGGACGCTGCCGACATCAAGGCACTGTCCGCCGCTATCGAGGAGGACAACGCCTTCTATCAGGAGGAGGCGGAGCGTCTGGGCATCAGCGTGGATCAGGTGAAAGCCATCCGCAAGACGGAGCGGGAGAACCAGCAGCTGAAGGAGCAGCTGGCCGAACGGGAGAGCCGCCAGCGGATGGAGCAGAACATCGCCAAATGGTCGCAGGAGGCGCAGGCCATCGCGCAGAAGTATCCGGGACTGGATCTGGAGAAGGAGCTGGGGAACCCGCAGTTCTTCAATGCGTTGATGAACGGGGCCAGCGTGGAGGGCGCTTATTGGGGTCTGTACCACGACCAGCTGATCCCGCAGGCCATGCAGTACACCGCTCAGGAGACGGAGCGGAAGCTGGCAGCCAAGATCCAGGCGCAGGGCCAGCGCCCCACGGAGAACGGGGCGGGTGCGGGCGTGAGCATGAAGAACGACGTGTCGCAGCTCTCCGACAAGGAAATGGATGACCTCATCCGACGTGCAAGGAGGGGCGAGAAGATCTGCTTCTGACCTCTCCGGAAGGGAGAATTATGAAAACCGTTAAAAACTTTTTTATGATGGCGTTGGACATGCAGCTGTTTGCTGATGTGACCAACACCACCGGCTCCAACTCCACCGGCAACAACCTGTCGGCGGAAATGAAAACCTTCTATGACAAAATACTATTGCGCGTGGCAGGCCCCAAGCTGGTGCATGATCAGTTCGGCCAGAAGCGCGACATCCCCCAGAGAAACGGCAAGACCATCGAGTTCCGCAAGTTCAACCAGCTGCCCAAGGCGCTGACCGCCCTGACCGAGGGTGTGACCCCCGACGGCGGCGCGCTGGACGCGACCAGCCTGACCGCCACCGTGGCACAGTACGGCTACTTCCTGCGGATCTCCGACGTGCTGGATCTGACCGCCATTGACAATGTGATCGTGGAGGCCACCCAGCTGCTGGGCTCTCAGGCAGGCGTGACCATGGACACTGTGGTACGCAACCAGCTGGTGGCGGGCAACAACGTGCTGTTCTGCCCCACTGTGTCCAATGGCACTGAGACCGCTGTGACGCAGCGTAAGGACATGAACACCACCAGCCAGCTGACGGTGAAGATGATCCAGAAGGCGGCCACGCTGCTGAAGAACAACAACGTGCCGGACTTCGACGGCTGCTATGTGGCCATCATCCACCCCAGCGTGGCCTTCGACCTGAGGCGTGACCCGGAGTGGGTGAACGCCCACCAGTACGCCCAGCCGGAAAACCTGTTCACCGGTGAGATCGGCAAGATCGCGGGTGTGCGCTTCGTGGAGACCACGGAGGCCAAGGTGTGGAACGACAGCGACTGCCCCGTGAAGACCGCGGCTGCCAACGGCAACCCCGCCGTCTATTATAGCGTCTTTGCCACGCTGGTGCTGGGCAAGAACGCCTACGGCGTGACCGAGGTGACCGGCGGCGGTTTGCAGACCATTGTAAAGGCCAAAGGCAGCGGCGGTACTGCCGATCCTCTGGATCAGCGCTCCACCGTGGGCTGGAAGGGTATCCGCACCGCCAAGATCCTGCTGGAGCCGAATATGGTGCGTATCGAATCCGTTTCCGCTGAGTGGAGCGGCACCGTGGACGCCAACTGACCTACCGTGCGGCGGGGGATACGCTCCCCCGCCGCGGAAGAAAGGAGAACAACATGGATAACGAGAACCTGAACACCACCCAGACCACACAGGACGAACCCCAGACCACGCCGGAGCCTCCCAAGAAGGCGGAAAAGCCCAAGAAGGAGAAGATGGTGAAGGTGCTGCTGCCGCTGCTGGAAAACGGCGACACGGAGCAGTATGTGGCCGTGAACGGCCGCAGCTTTCTGATCCGCAGAGGTGAGGAAGTGGAAGTGCCGGAGTGCGTGGCAGAGGTGCTGCGCCTGAGCGAAAAGCAGAAGCGGGAGGCGTACCGCTATCAGCAGGAGGCCATCCGCCGGAGCATGCAGGGCGGCGATATGTGAGAAAACAAGGGGGCCGGTGTGCCCCCTTTCTTCAAAAGGAGGGATGGGGCATGACCATCATGCAGGCGCTGGAGGCGCTGGACAGAGAAAAGCCCAATGTGTTCACCCAGGAGGATAAGATCGGCTGGCTGAATGAGCTGGAGGCTATGGTGACAAGGGAGATCGTGCGGTGTTACCGGGGCGGCGAGACGGCGGAAATCCCTGTGCTGGGGGACAACGTGGAAGCCCAGTTGACGGCGCCGACACCCTATGACAGGATGTACCCCCTGTATCTGGCGGCCCAGGTGGATCGGCTGAACGGGGAGTTGGGCAAGTACAACAACTCCATCACGCTGTTTATGGCGGCGTATGGGGAGTATCGCAACTGGTACAACCGCACCCACGAGAGCGTGGGCGCAAGCGTGAAATACTGGTAAGGAGGGGCGGCAATGCAGTTTCCCACACTGACAGAACAGGGGCAGAGCCGGGAGATGATCTCGACCTTTGCAGGCTATGACCACAATAGGAGCATTGCGGCCAACGCCTTTTATGACATGAAGAATATGTCCTCGGACGGCTATCCGCTGCTGCAGAGCCGCGCAAGGCGCGGCGTGGTGCGGCAGATGGAGACGCCCCAGGGGATTTTGGCCAAGGACGCTATGGCGTGGGCGGACGGCGGGAAGCTCTACTACAACGGGGCGGAGATTGTGGGCCTGACGCTGACGGAGGGCGAAAAGCAGCTGGTGAGCATGGGCGCGTACCTGCTGATCTGGCCGGATAAGAAGTATCTGAACACAAAAGACCTGACGGACTTCGGCGGTCTGGAAGCGAGCTACGCGAGCAGCGGCACGGTGACGTATCTTCTGTGCGGCGCGGACGGCAGTCCCCTGAGCAAGGTGTCCGCCACCAAGCCGGAGGAGCCCAAGGGCGGCGAATACTGGATCGACACCACGCAGACGCCCCACAGCCTGATGATGTGGAGCGAGAGCAGCGAGATGTGGATCGGCGTGGCGACGGTGTACACAAAGATCCAGGCGGTGGGCATCGGCAAGCCCTTCCAGGAGGGGGACGGCGTGGAGATCAGCGGCGCGGCCTATGGCGGCGACAGCGACGTGGTGCAGGCCCAATTTGAGGAGCTGAACGGCACGAAGATCATCTATGCCAAGGATGAGGACTATATCGTGGTGGTGGGTCTGATCGACCTGACCTATGAGCAGACGGAGGGCACCGTGACGGTAAAGCGGGCGGTGCCGGACATGGACTATGTGTGCGAGGCCCAGAACCGTATCTGGGGCTGCAAGTACGGCATGGTGGACGGCAAGGCCGTGAATGAGCTGTACTGCTGCAAGCTGGGCGACTTCCGCAACTGGCGGGTATACGCCGGTATCTCCACGGACGCCTGGGCCGCTTCTGTGGGTTCAGATGGGGCGTGGACGGGGTGCGCCAACTACCTGGGCTATCCTACGTTCTTCAAGGAGAATGTGATCCACCGGGTGGCCATCAGTGCCGTGGGCGCCCACCAGGTGACGGAGACGGTGGGCCGGGGCGTACAGAGCGGCAGCTTCCGCAGCCTGTGCGTGGTGAACGAGGTGCTGTTCTACAAGTCCCGGACGGACGTGTGCGCCTATGACGGGAGCTTCCCCACCTCGATGGGGGCGGCACTGGGCGAGGAGCGGTATTCCGGGGCCGTGGGCGGCAGCTTCAACGGGAAGTACTACCTGTCCATGAAGGACAGCGGCGGGGCATGGCACCTGTTCTGCTACGACGCGGGGAAGGGCATGTGGCACCGGGAGGACAACACCCACGCCATGTGCTTTGCCGCCATGAACGATGACCTCTACTACATCGACGCGGACACGAAGAAGCTCATGTGTGTGCTGGGGACTCAGGGAACGCCGGAGACGGATCTGGAGTGGATGGCGGAGAGCGGCGTGATCGGGTATGAGTACCCGGACAAGAAGTATCTGAGCCGGTACAACATCCGGCTGCAGGTTGAGAACGGCGGAGAGCTGCGGCTCTACTGCCAGTATGATTCAGACGGCAGGTGGGAGCATGCCGGGACGGTGCGCCGGAGAGGTACGGGGACGTTTACGGTGCCGGTGATCCCCCGGCGGTGCGACCACATGAAGCTGCGGCTGGAGGGCAGGGGCATTGTGCGGGTGTTCTCCATTGCCAAGATTCTGGAGCTGGGGAGTGATGTCGGATGGTAGTGATTCCCTCTCCGCCCATGCTGCAGGGGGACAAGGCCCAGCAGCTGCAGGACGTGCGGCGGTATCTCTACCGGCTGGTGGACACGCTGAACAGCAGCCTGAACAACCTGACGGCGGAGAATTTTTTCCAGGAGACGGCGGCGGCCCTGGGCGGGGCCACCCGGGAGGAGATGCAGCAGACCCAGGCAGATTTGAAATCCCTCATCATCAAGAACGCCAACGAAGTGCGCCAGACCATCGAGAAGGTGGAGCAGACGCTGCGGAGCGAATATGTGGCCATTTCGGACTTCGGCACCTTCCAGGAGAACATGGAGAACACCATCACGGCCACGGCGGCGGGACTGGAGCAGGAGATCAGCACACGCAGCGAGATCGTGAACAACTTCATTGCCGCCACCAATGGCTACATCCGCCAGGGCGTGGTGGGCTATGAGGGGCTGACGCCCATTATCGGTATCGCCATCGGCCAGGACATTCAGGTGACCGGCGTGAAGGAGACGGTAGGCGGCAAGGAGTATGAGGAGATCGACCGGAGCCAGAATATGAGCATTTGGACGACGAAGAAGCTGTCCTTCTATGTGAACGGCGGCGAGGTGGCGTATTTCGCCAACGACGCGCTGTATGTGACAGGTATCCACACGGGGACGGTGACGTTTCCCAACTGGGTGATAGACGACGGCAACGGGCTTTCGTTCCGTTGGACAGGAGGTAATTCATGAGCAGCTACAGCTGGGGAAGCGGGCCGACACTTACGGTCAACATCTCCGATAACATCTACCGCGTAAGTTCGGGCAGCACGTCATATTCCGGTTATGTGACGGTGTCACTGGGCGGATGCAGCGGCGGCAGTTACTTCGGCTATTATATCGACGTGACGGTAAACGGGACGAAGAAGCGGCTGAAGGAGAATTCGCCGGATCGCTGGAACAGCGGCGCGTACAGCGCCAGTTTCTATGTGGCCGGCAGTACCACCGCCAGCAGCGTCAGCATTTCCATTACCCTGGGCACCAACGCGCCCCGCGGCGGCAAGACGCTGACGTATACCACCAGCATCGGTTCCTATTCCAGCGGTAGCAGCGGCGGAGGCGGCACCACAGGGCCTACGGCGGGAGCGTCTACCCCGACACTGAGCAAGAGCGGGGCGAAGCTGGGGGAGAAGGTGACCATCTACACCAACCGGGGCGACAGCCGCTATACCCACAAGGTGACGTACACGGTGGGCGGGGAGACCGGCACCATCGCCACTGGGGTGGGGGCCAGCTGCGAGTGGACGCCGCCCACCAGCCTGATCGACAAGGTGACCACCAGCGGCGCGGCCTGCACCATCACCTGCACCACCTACTACGGCAGCACCAACAAGGGAACGGCCACGGCGCGGCTGACGCTGTATCCTCCGGATGGGGCGGCCCCCACGGTGACGGATGGGTGGATCAGCGCAGAGCGGGACAACAGCCTGATTCCCGGCATCAATGCCTGGGTGGTGGGATATTCCAAGGTGAAGATCACCTTTGATCCCAGCAAGGCCAGCGGGAACTTCAATGCCACCATTGTGGGCTTCTCGGTGCAGTACGACGGGGAGACAGTGGCGGCGGTGGACAACACCGCTACCACAAAGGCGCTGACCGGCACGGCGGCCACGGTGCGGTGCATGGTGACGGACAGCCGGGGCAACACCACGGTGGAGACGGTGGAGGTGGAGGCGCTGGCCTATGCGCCGCCCACCATCACGGAGGCCAGCGTTTACCGCTGCGACGACGCGCTGCTGGCGGCGGATGACGGCGTACATATCGCGGCCAGGGCCACGGCGGGCTGCACCGGGCTGAACGGGGAGAACACCGTGACGCTGACGGCGGCCTATAAGGCGCTGGACGCGGCGGATTACGGCGCGGAGGTGGCGCTGCAAAGCGGCGTGACGGGCATGGTGACGGGGAGCGCCGACATCTCCACCATGCAGAGCTACACGGTGCGCCTGACGGCCACGGACAAGGTGGGCAACAGCGTCACGTATACCAGGGCGGTGCCCACCAAGTCGGTGACATTCCACCTGAAAAGTGGCGGTAAAGGCGCAGCTTTCGGAAAGTATGCGGAGAACGACGACTATCTGGACTGCCAGTGGATGGCGAAATTCGCCAAGTCCGTGGAGATCGCGGATGGGCTGACCGTAGGCGGGCAGACGCTGGCGGACATCATCAAGAGCGTGGTGACGCCGCTGCTGCCCAGTGTGCTGACCATTGACGCCATCTATCCGGTGGGCAGTATCTACATGTCCGTGACGGAGAACGCGAACCCGGAGGCGCTGTTTCCGGGGACGTACTGGGAGCGGATCGCGGGAAAATTCCTGCTGGCCAGCAGCGAAGGTCTGTACGCAGTGGGAGCCACAGGTGGCGAAGCTTCCGTGATACTGACCGCCAGCCAGATGCCCAGCCACACCCACGGCGGCAGCATCGAGTCCGGCGGTGAACATAGCCACAGCTTTTCCGGAAACCAGAGCGGCGGCAACAGCCAGACGGCAGAGGGCAAGGGCGCGTCCGACAGCCACTACACCTTCTACACCAGCACAGACGGCAGCCACAGCCACAGCCTGAGCATCAGCGCGGCGGGCGGCGGAGGGAGCCACAACAACATGCCGCCGTATCTGGTGGTACACATGTGGAAACGTATCGCAGGGCCGGAGACAACATAAGGAGGAAACGACAGTATGGCATTTTCTTATAAAGATTATCAGGAGAGCGACCGGGTCAAGAAGCTGGCGGAGCGGCTTGCGCAGCTGGAGAGCCAGAAGCCGGGAGACTGGACAGGCGGACAGTATGGCCAGCAGATGCAGGAGGCGCTGGACGCCGTCAGAAAGCGGAAGAAGTTCAGCTATGATCTGAACGGCGACGCGCTTTACCAGCAGTACAAGGACAAGTATGTGCAGCAGGGCAAGCAGGCCATGCAGGACACCATGGGGCAGGCGGCGGCGCTGACGGGCGGCTACGGCAGCACCTACGGCCAGGCGGTGGGCCAGCAGCAGTACGATGCCTATTTGCAGAATCTGAACGATGTGGTGCCGGAGCTTTATCAGCTGGCACTGAGCCGGTATCAGATGGAGGGCGACGACCTCAAGACCCAGTACAGCCTGCTGGCGGATCAGTACCAGCAGGAATACGGCCAGTATCGGGATAAAGTCGGCGACTGGCAGACGGAGCGGAATTTCCTGTCGGGCCGGTATGATTCGGAACGGAATCTGGATTATGGTATGTGGGGCGACGCCAGAGACTTCGCCTACACCGACTACCGCAACGGCATTGCGGACGAGCAGTGGCGCAGACAGTATGAGGAATCCGTCCGGCAGTTCAACGATCAGATGGCCCTTTCCCGTGAGCAATTTGCATGGCAGCAGGCACAGGCGCAGGCGGCTGCGGCGGCAAAGAGCAGCGGCGGCAAGAGCAGCGGGAAGCAGCAGGACGCGGAGAAATATACTTCGTCTACGGCGCTGCGGCTGGCTTCGGCGTCCAGCGCCTCGACGCAGGGACAGCTTATGGCGCTGGAGTCTATGTATGAAAATGGCAATATCACCAAAAAACAGTACAGTGATTTGGTATATGCGCTGAAAAACCCCGGTAAGTAAGGAGGACGGCCCATGGGTTGGCAGGATATTTACAAGAAGAAAATGCAGGCAGCGGGCCTTGAGAACGACATCCGCAGCACGGACGATGTGCAGGTTTTTTATAGAAAAGAACCGGAGCAGTACGGTGACTGGCGGGACAGCTTCATGAAGAAAATGGAGGATTCCGGCTTGTCCGGTGATATCCGGCTGGGGCAGACGCAGACTGCCGCCAGACAGACCGTGACAGCACCGGCGACCACGACCACGGCAGCGAAAAAGCGGGAGAGACAGGTAGTCTCTCCCTACGGGACGTTTCTGGGCGGGTTCTCTTTTGCCAGAGGACGGCAAAAATCCGAAAAGGAACTGGCAGACGAAAAGGCCCAGCAGGAAGCGTATGTCAAGGAGTACCGGCGGCTGGCGGGGCTTGATCTGGACGATTACCGCGCAGAGGTGGAACAGGCTGGAAAAAAGGCACAGGAGAGCAAAGAACCGTATAATATCCACGCCTTTGGCGCGTATAACCCGCAAAAGACGGAAGCAGAGCGGAACTATGCCGCCAAGAAAGCCGACCTGAACAAAGCCGAGAGTATCCAGTATGATAGTAAGGGCCGCGAGGCGCTGGACAATCTGACGGAGGATCAGACCGCCGCGCTGGAGGTGCTGACAGACACAACAGGCGTTCCCGCAGCTGCTGCGCATGTCGATGCCGCGCGGAAACAGGCTGCGCGGGAGGCACTGCTGGCGTCCGGCTTTACGGAGGATGAGCTTTCGCAGCTGGTGAATTACTATCGAAATATCCCCAAGCGGGAGAAGAACGCGGAGCGGTACGCCAAGGTGCAGGAGATGGCGCGGAATGAGGGCGAGAAGTCGCCTATTGGCGGCACGCTGCTGTCTGTTCCTGCCAACCTTCTGAGCGGTGTAGGCGCTATCGACGCGGCGCTGCGGAAACTGGCCGACCCCAACACGCCTACGGACTATAACGCCCCGGCCATGTTGCCCTATGCCTACGCCAGCGGTGTGCGGGGCGAGGTGACGAAAAACCTCCAGTATGACCACGGCGACGTGGCGGCGTTTGCGTATGGTGTGGGTACGTCCATGCTGGACAGCGCGGCCACGGTGGCACTGGCGGCGCTGGGCGTTCCGCCTGCGGCGGCTTCGGCCACGCTGGGCGGCGCGGCGGCCACCGACGCGATGGTGGCCGCAAAGGATCGCGGTCTGGACGATGACCACGCCATTGCCACCGGTGTGGCGGCGGGTATACTGGAATCTTTCTTTGAGAAGGTAAGTCTGGAAAGCCTGATCTCCATGAAGCTGCCCAGCGGAACGATGAAACAGCGGATCGTCGGCATGCTGAAGAATACTGCCATTCAGGCGGGCATCGAGGGCAGCGAGGAGATGTTCACAGATATTGGCAATCTGCTGGCAGACAAGATCATCAACGGTGATATGACAGATGTGAACCAGCGGATCGCCGTATATATGGCGGGCGGCATGAGCTATCAGGAAGCACAGCAGAAGGTCGTGGGCGAGACGATCAAGGACATGGCCGTGGACTTCGGCGCTGGTGCGCTGGCTGGCGGCCTGATGGGCGGCGGCAACATGGCCGTTCAGACCGCCGCGCAGGGCCGGTATCAGGACGCCATGCAGCAGGCCAGAGAAAAGGCCGGCATCAAGGGAGAGTATCAGGCGTCACGGGACGGCAAGACCACCTATAACGGACAGGAGGTGTCCGTGGAGGGCGTGGACAAGGATGGGAAGCTTCGGCTGTCCACGGGTGAATCGGTGGCGGCGCAGGATGTACAGTTTGCCGACCGGAATACCGCCGAGGTATATGAAGGACTGGCAAACTCCGATCTTCCGGCGGCGGTGCAGGGCAGCATTGCGCGGGCCTATACGCAGGGCGACAGCTACCGCTATGTGCTGGGCGCACAGGAGGCATACCGGGCCGGACAGTACGGTACCGGCATGCGCGGAGATGGGTTCAACGCTGACCTGACGGACGCACAGCGGAAGCTGGCCTATGACCTGGGCGTAGCTATGCGCCGGGAGAGCAGCGAAAAAGCCGCCCCGGTGAAGAGCGGCAAGGTGGTATATGAGCAAGGCGTTGACCGGAAGTCCTTTACGGATATCCAGCGTACCAGCGTGAAGCTGGCCGAGGCCATCACCCAAGCGGTGAACGGCGAGGTACATCTTTATTCCACCACGCAGGACGCGGAGGGCAAGCGCACCATTGACCAGAAGGACGTGGCGGCACTGCTGGGCAGCGCGGAGAACGCGCCCAACGGCTTTTATGATCACAAGACCGGCAACATCTATGTGGATATCAACGCGGGCAACAACGGCGAGGGGACCATCCTGTACACGCTGGGGCATGAGTACACCCACCTGATCCACCAGAACGCGCGGGAGAGCTTTGACAAGCTGGCGGAATACCTGTTCTCCCGGTATGGCGAGCAGGGCGTGGATGTGGACGCTCTTGTGCTGGCAAAGCGGGAAGTGCTGGGTGTGGACTATGAGACAGCCTATGAGGAGGTGGTGGCCGACAGCATGGAGGCCATGCTGACCGACACCAACGCCGCTGAGAAGATCGCCGCGCTGAAAAAGACGGACAAGACGCTGTGGGAAAAGCTGAAAGACCTTGTGGGCAAGCTGCTGGAAAGTGTGCGGGGCCTTTATCAGAACATGACGCCCAACAGCGAGGAGGGCCGGAAGGTGCAGCAGATGGCGGACGCGCTGGACAAACTGAGCGACCTGTTTGTGGAGGGACTGGGCAATGTCCAGACTATGGCAGCGACGGACGAGGGCGTGAGCCAGCAGGCGCGGGATTACTCCTATGCGGCGTTGACGGCCAAGCCGGATATGCAGGTGACGACGGTGGACGACACCGCAAATTATGCCGCCAGCAGCGAGGCGAGAAAAAACATTATCGCCAGAGCCATTGCGGCGGCAAAGAAGGTAGGCAGCACCAACGAAAACGGGAATGCCGTTATTCATGTGGATGATACGGACACGGATGTGATCCTGAGTGCAAAGGGCTTGCGGCATGGCCTTGACCGCCGGTTTTCCACCAACGCCCCCGTGACCCTGAAAGCAGGAGAGATTCTGAAAAACGCCGTCCGTATCAATGAGCTGACGCCGAAGAAAGACACCGTTGATGCTTCCTATGTGCTGATCGGCGCTGCCAAAAATGCAAAAAACGAACCGTACATTGTACAGTTCGTTGTCAACAGGGCGTCCAATGAAGTGACTTCCGTGGATGTTTTGTATTCAATAGGCACAAAGAAAGAACCGGCTGCATTGCTGCCAGAGGTCACGGGCGTACCCGCTACTCTAACCGGTTCTACTATTAGTATATCCAGTTTGCTGGACTATGTCAACAGGTACTTTCCGGATATTCTGCCGGAAAGCGTCTTGAAGCATTATGGATATACGGCGCGCCCCGATGGCGAACTGGGCGAGAGTGCACTGTTTCAGAAGCGCGGGACATCTGACCGGGAAATCCTGAACACGACGGCGGAGGATTCCGTTAAAAACGAGCGGGAGCGGGAGCTTCTGGCGGAGTATAAGGACAAGGTAGGACGGCTGGAGGGGTATGAAGCCCGCTTGTCGGCCAACCGGGCGGAATTGACAGAGCTCTCCTATACGGGGGAGAAGAAAAACGCCAAGCGCATCGCACAGCTGAAAAATGAGATCACACAGGACACCAACCGTGTGACCGTTGTGGAAGGTCAGCTGAAGGAACTGGAGGGCAGGAGCAGCCTGCAAGACCTGCTGGGCCGGGAGAAGGACGCTATGCGGGTGCAGCAGGCGGCGCGGATGCGGGAACTGGAGGAACGGCTGGCGGAATACCGGGAGAAATACGGCGTGTTCCCAGGCGGCGAAAAGGCGGCGCGGGACATTCAGCTGCCCAAGAAGAGCAGCGAGAACGAAAAAATCTCTCAGACGGTGCGGACGGTACTGGAAGCCAAGGCCACGCCGGAGGAGATGGTGCCGGATATCGAGACGCTGGCGCTGGAGGGCAAGTACTCCTATGAGGTGTATTCCGACAAGGCGGCCATTGCCGACGCCAGCCGCACGATCAAGCGCGTGGGCTGGGCGCAGGCGCTGACGGACTGGAAGTCGGCCATGAAAGCCGGCAACGTGTCCAAGAAGAACACGGCCATGGGCTGGGCGCTCTATAACAACGCGGCCAACAGCGGCGACACGGAGACGGCGCTGGACGTGCTTTCCGACATGGTGCAGCACCAGCGGAGCGCGGCGCAGGCTTTGCAGGCCACCCGGATTCTGAAGCAGCTGTCGCCGGAGACGCAGCTTTATCAGGCACAGCGCAGCATTGCGAACCTGCAAACACAGTTGAACGAGGAATACGGCGACGACAAGGCCCCGAAGCTGAAGATCGACCAGACGCTGGCGGAGCAGTTCATGAAAGCCGCCGATCAGGCGGAGCGGGACGCGGTGCTGGCAAACATCTACCGGGATATCGGCAAGCAGATGCCCTCCCGCTTCAAGGACAAATGGAACGCGTGGCGGTATCTGGCCATGCTGGGCAATGTCCGCACCCATGTACGAAATATCTTCGGCAATGCATTTTTCATGCCGGTGGTGGCGGCCAAGGATGTAGTTGCCACGGGCATTGAAAAGGCGGTATACCGGCTGTCCGGCGGGAAGATGGAACGCAGCAAGGAATTTGTGACCGGCAAGGGCGGCAAGGCGCTGCTGCAAGCGGCGGCGCAGGATTACGCCAAGGTGGCGGACGTGGCTATGGGCGGCGGCAAGTACAGTGATTTTGCCAACGCCAACAAGTATATTGAGGAGGGGCGGGTGATCTTCCGAACCAAGCCCCTTGAGGCGGCGCGGAAGGCCAACAGCAGGGCGCTGGACAAGGAGGACGCATGGTTCTCCAAGCCCCACTATGCCTACGCCATGGCCCAGTACTGCAAGGCCAACGGCATCACGGCGGAGATGATCGCCAAGGGCGGCGACAAGGTGGTAAAGGCACGGGAATACGCCATCAAGGAAGCGCAGAAAGCTACCTATCGGGACACCAATGCCTTTTCGCAGGCTATCAGTTCTCTGGGGCGCAGAAATAGCTCAAATGTCTTTGAGAAGTACCTTATTTCGCCGTTAATGGAGGGTAATCTGCCGTTCCGCAAGACACCGGCCAACATTCTGGCGCGGGGCGTGGAATACAGCCCCATCGGAATTATCCGCGGCATGTACCAAGCTACAGTAGGCGTGAAAAAAGGCACCGCAACAGCGGCGGAGGCTATCGATTCTATTTCGGCTGGCCTGACGGGTTCGGGACTGCTGATGCTGGGCTTTTTCATGGCGGCACAGGGTGTTGTGCGGGGCCACGGCGACGACGATGATAAGGAAAACGACTTCATGGAGCTGGCGGGGCATCAGGCGTATGCGCTGGAGCTGCCCAATGGCACCAGCGTGACGCTGGACTGGCTGGCCCCGGAGTGTTTGCCGTTCTTTGTGGGGGTAAACCTGTGTGAACTGTCGGGCGGAAATCCGGAACTGACCACGATGGCGGACTGGCTGAGCGCTTTGAAAATGATATCGGAGCCAATGCTGACCATGAGCTGCCTGCAAAGCTTAAATGATGTGTTCGATTCGGTGGGGTACGCCAAAAGCAATGATGTTGATCCGATTGTTGCGGCAGTCGCGACCGCTGCAACAAATTATGTGACGCAGGGACTGCCGACGATTTTGGGGCAACTGGAGCGCACGGGCGAGGGGCTGCGGTACACCACGTTCACCAGCAAGAACTCCAAGCTGACCAACGACGTGCAGTACGCGCTGGGACGGGCCAGCGCCAAGATCCCCATCTGGGATTACAGCCAGATCCCCTATATCGACGCATGGGGCCGGACGGAGAGTACGGGCGAAGTAGGAACGCGAGCCTTCAACAACTTCCTGAACCCTGCCTATACCTCCACTGTGAACATGAGCGATATGGAGGAAGAACTGCTGCGGCTTTATGAGGTCACAGGGGAGAATGTATTCCCCTCGCGGGCGGATAAGTCCTTTAAGGCCAACAAGCAGGAGATCAATCTGACGGGTGAACAGTATGTGACATACGCCCAGAAGAAGGGCAGCGAAGCGTACAAGTGGCTGACGGAGCTGACGCAGAGCGCGGCCTACCGCAATATGAGCAATGAGGAGAAGGTGGAGTGCATCGACTACATCTATAAGGCGGCCAACGAGGTGGCAAAGGCCGAAGTGGTCAGCAGCTACGAGCCGACCAAGTGGGTGAAGGAGGCCATGAGCGGCGCGGGTGTTGCGAATACGGCGATTGCCAAGACGGCAATGAGCGGCATGACCGGCGAGGACTACAACGGTGACGGAAAAAGCGACGCTTATTCCAAGATCGACAAGCAGCTGGCATACATCAACGGGCTGAACCTCACCGCTGCACAGAAGCGGGCGATGGCCATTGCTTTCGACATCAAGGAGAAAACCATAGACACAAGAGCACCGTGGTAACACGGAAGCGGCGGTGGGATAGAGTTTCCACCGCCGCTTCTGTTATGCTCTTATGTAAAAAGGGGTGAGAGACATGATGACGTTCTATGTATACGGGCAGCGGCTGCGGATGGAGAGCGCCGTGGTGGCGTCCAACACCATTGACTATCTGGCGGCGCGGTTCGTGTTTCAGACAGAGGACTGGGACGGCGCGGCCAAGACGGCAGTGTTTGAAGGAACAGGAAAGACGTACAGCGTGCTGCTGACGGACGACGCGATTTCGCCGGAGGATCATCTGAATCTGGCGGCGGGCGAGTGGATCGTGCATCTGGTTGGGACAAAGGCCGTGGGCGAGACGACGCAGCGGATCACCACCACGCAGGTGCGGTTCATGGTGGACGAGAGCGGCGCGGTGTCCGGCGAGGCGCTGCCGGAGGTGACGGCCAGCTACGGTGAGCAGATACTGGCGCAGGCGCAGGAGGCCCGGAACATCGCCAAGGGCGTCCGGGACGACGCGGACGCGGGTAAATTCAAGGGTGACAAGGGCGACACCGGCCCCGCTGGCCCACAGGGCGCGAAGGGCGACACCGGAGCAAGGGGGCCGAAGGGCGACACGGGCGCACGGGGTGAAAAAGGCGAAAAGGGTGCAGCTTTCACCTATGCGGACTTCACGACGGCACAGCTGGCGGCGCTGAAGGGCGAGAAAGGTGACAAGGGTGCACAGGGCGAACAAGGCCCCGTTGGCCCCAAGGGGGAGACCGGCGCACAAGGCCCCACCGGCCCCAAGGGTGACACCGGCCCAGCTGGCGACAGCTACACGGTAAAGGGACTGTATGCCACGCTGGCGGCTTTGCAGGCAGCCCACCCTACAGGAAGCGCCGGTGACGCATGGTTCGTGGGTACGGCGGACAGCAACACCGTGTATCAGTGGGATGTGGACAAGGCGGCATGGGTGAACGTGGGTGCGCTGAAAGGCCCCAAGGGAGATACCGGCCCTGCCGGTGCAAAGGGTGAAACAGGCGCACAGGGGCCGCAGGGTGATACCGGCCCCCAAGGGCCGCAAGGTGAGACGGGCCCACAGGGGCCTGCTGGCCCGAAGGGATACCCCGGTGAGAAGGGCGCGGCGTTCACTTATTCGGATTTCACAGCGACGCAGCTGGCGGCGCTGAAGGGTGAGAAAGGCGACACGGGCCCCGCTGGTGCAGTTGGTGCGCCCGGTGCAAAAGGTGATACAGGCCCACAAGGCCCCAAGGGCGACACCGGCCCTGCCGGAGCCGATGGTGCTCCCGGCGCGAAGGGTGACACCGGCCCGCAAGGCCCCAAGGGCAACCCCGGCGAAAAGGGCGACGCCTTTACCTACGCGGACTTCACGGCGGCACAGCTGGCGGCGCTGAAGGGCGAGAAGGGCGACAAGGGTGACACCGGCCCGCAGGGGGAGCCGGGCGCGAAGGGTGACACCGGTGAGACCGGCCCCAAGGGAGCGGACGGAAAGAGCGCCTACGCCTCGGCGCAGGACGGCGGCTACACCGGCACGGAGGCGCAGTTCAACGCGGCGCTGGCTGATGTCGAAAACAAGGCCGACAAGTCTGTGTCAAAAGCTGCCACGCTGACGGCGGCGGGGTGGAGCAATGGCGTGCAGACGCTGGCCGTCTCCGGCGTGACGGCGACCGCCAACGGCAGCCTGCGCATCGCCCAGAGCGCCACCGACGAGCAGTTCGCCGCGTGGGGCGCGGCGCAGCCCCGTGTGACGGCACAGGCGGCGGGTTCGCTGACAGTCAAGGCGGCGGGCACCGTGCCCACGATTGATATTCCTGTGGAGGTGATAATCGTATGATTCAGGTAGAAGGTACTTTTTCCGGCGGCAGCGCCATTTCCGCGCCCATCATCGGCGAGGACTTCAACTGGACGGGCGGCGACGGCACGTATCAGGTGTTGGATGACGGCGGCGGAGACTGGCGCATTAAGCTCCCGTCCAGCGGCACGTTCACGCCGTTGAAAAACATGGTGGTGGACGCATTTCTGGTGGGTGCTGGCGGCGGGAAGGGCTATATTCGTTGCGGTGGAGGCGGCGCGGGCTACACCACCACGGTGCGGTCTATCGTGCTGGCGGCCAACACCTCCTATTCCATTGTGGTAGGTGCGGCGGGTACAAACGGTCGCTCCTCTGGTTCAGACGGCACGAATGGCGGCACAACTTCGGCATTCAGCGCAGTGGCGGCGGGAGGAAAAGGCTCTACAACCGGTAAAGGAACGCAGGGCATTGGCCTTTCCGGAAGTGGTGGTTCTGGTGGCGGCGGCTATAATATCAGCGGAGTTCATGCCCAGAGGAGTGCCGCTGATGGTGGCACGGACGGCGCGGATGGCACTACCATCACCAGTGCGGGAGGCACGGGTCAGGGAACCACCACCCGTGAGTTCGGCGAGACGGACGGCGACCTGTACGCTTCCGGCGGCGGCGATAACCTGACCGCCACCGTACCCAACTCCGGCAACGGCGGCGCTTATAACGTTGAACCTGCCGACGGCATTGTGGTCATCCGGCAGCACAAGGAGGTGGCGGCATGAGATACGCAATCGTGACAGGCGGCGCGGTGACCAACGTCATCGCCCTGCGGGAGACTAACGCCGGGGAGTTCCCCGACGCTGTGGCGCTCTATGACCGCCCGGTGGGCATCGGGGACACGTACCAGGACGGTAAGTTTTACCGGGGTGGACAGGAGGTCTTGACCGCCCAGGAAGAAATTGAGCAGTACAAGGCGGCTTTGCAGACGTTAGGGGTGGTGACAGATGAGGACTGACATTATGGCGCAGGCCCAGGCCATTCGGGCCAGTATGGATGCCGCAGCGGTGGTGCTGACGGACGCACAGGCGGCGGCAGCGCCGCTGCTCTACCGCCCGTGGGACGGCGAGGGGGCGGCCTATGCCGCGGGAGACCGGCGGCTGTATGGGGGATACGTCTACAAGTGCCTACAGGCCCACACATCGCAGTCAGGCTGGAACCCGGCGGACGCGCCCAGCCTGTGGGCACAGGTGCTGATCCCTGACCCCGCCGTCATCCCCGCGTGGCAGCAGCCAGACAGCACCAACCCCTACATGACAGGCGACAAGGTGACACACGGCGGCAAAACATGGCGCAGCACCTGTGACAACAACGTGTGGGAGCCGGGTGTATATGGATGGGAGGAGGTCACATGACGGAAGCCATCATTGTGGCGCTGCTGGGTCTTGCGGGGACGCTGGCGGGAAGCTATCTGGCCAACCGGAAAAGCACCGCCCTGATCGTCTACCGGCTGGAACAGCTGGAGCAGAAGGTCAGCAAGCACAACAAACTGGTGGAGCGCACCTACGCGCTGGAGGAAAGTGTGGCGCTGCTGGAGGAGCGGCAGAAGGTAGCCAATCATCGTATCGACGATTTGGAAAAAGTACACAACAACATGGGACAGGCCAATTAGGCCGGAAAGGACTACATTATGAGAAACTGGAAGAACTGGATCAAGGCGGCGGGCGTTCGCGCCATCAAGACCGTGGCACAGACCGCCGTTGCCACCATCGGTACCGCTGTGGCGCTGGGCGACGTGAACTGGCTGATGGTGGCCAGCGCCAGCGTCCTGGCGGGTATTCTGAGCCTGCTGACCAGCGTGGCGGGCCTGCCGGAGCTGGAGGAGTGAGCTATGCGCTTCGGCATCGACATTTCGGACGCGCAGGGCGTGTTCGACTGGGATAAAGCCGAGGGCGTTACCTTCGCCGTCCTGAAGGGCGGCGGGGGTAACAACGGTTTTTACACCAATAAGCAGTTCCAGCGGAACTATGAGGAGTGCGTCAAGCGCGGCATTGACGTGGGCTGCTACTGGTTCAGCAAGGCGCTGACCGTGGAACAGGCGGAGCAGGAGGCGGCCTACTTCTTCGATAACTGCCTTGCCGGGAAGAAGTTTACACTGCCGGTCTATATGGACGTGGAACACAAGGACATGCTGGCGCTGGGCAAGGACGCGCTGACGGCCATTGTGCTGGCCTTCTGCGAGGCGCTGGAGCAGCGCGGCGCATGGGTGGGCATCTACTCCTCCCGTGCCATGTTCGAGGGCTATATGCACGACGAGCAGCTGTTCAAGTATGCCCATTGGGTGGCCGAGTGGAACGAGACATGCCGCTATGGCCGGGACTTCGGTCTGTGGCAGTTCGGCGGCGAGGTCAACAAGCTGCGGGATACCAAGGTGGCCGGTGTGGTGTGTGACCAGGATTACATGCTGACGGACTACCCCACGCTGCTGGGTATGGCCGGGAAGAATGATTTCAGGGAGGTCGAGAAAATGACGGAACAGCAACTGAGACAGAATGTGGTGGACACCATTCTGGGCTGGGTGGGTCTCAACGAGGCGGACGGCAGCCACAAGAAGATCGTGGACATCTACAACAGCCACAAGCCGTTGGCGAGGAGCTACGCGCTGAAATACACCGACGCATGGTGCGCCGGGACGGTCAGCGCCGTGGCCATCGTCAACAACATCACGGACATCATGCCCACGGAGGTAGGCGTGGGGAAGATGATCGACCTCTATAAGGCGCTGGGCCGCTGGATGGAGCGGGACGATTACACACCCAAGATCGGCGACGTGGTGGTATACGCGTGGAGTGACAACGGCGCGGGCGAGTGTACCACCGGCGCGGATCATGTGGGCATTGTCACCCGCGTGGACGGCACGTCCTTCTGGGTGACGGAGGGCAACTACCGCGACAGCGTAAAGACCCGCGCCATGAAGGTCAACGGGCAGTACATCCGCGGCTTCGGCCTGCCGGACTACGCAAAAAAAGCCACCGGCGAGGCTTCGGCCATGCCGGTGGATGAGACGGTAGATGTGAAGCTGCGGAAACTGGCCAAGGGCAGCGGCGGCGCTGACGTGAAGGTGCTGCAAACGCTGCTGATCGCGGGCGGTTGTTCCTGCGGCAGTGCCGGGGCTGATGGTGACTTCGGCAGCGGCACCGACGCAGCGGTGCGGAAGTACCAGAAAGCCAACGGTTTGACTGTTGACGGTGTGGTCGGCGCGGCGACGTGGGGCAAGCTGCTGAGAGCGTGACTTTGTTAGTAACGTGTTAGTAACCGAAACAAACCAAGAAAAACCATGCAACTATTTCAAAGCATAAGCACACGGTTTTTAATAATTTGTGCTATTTTGCGTCGCTTTGTGCCACATTTAGAGCGGCTGCTTATATTTCACACGCAGGAGGTCACTGGTTCGAGTCCAGCAGTCTCCACCACGAAAACACCCTGATTTGCTAAAAATCAGGGTGTTTTTACAACTTTTTGAAAGCAGTCAAGGTTGGTGAAAAGAGCTGTACGACAAAAATACGACAGTTTTTCAAAAAACACCGCAAAAAGCAGCGAAAGGGAGAGCCGTTACGACTCTCCCTTTTTTGCTTCTGCGGCAGGCCTGGCTCCCAAGAGAGCTTTACGAAGCGTCTCCGTGCTGGTGTGGTCATATATCTTTGTGAGCATCTTCAGGTCGCTGTGCCCCAGCAGACGCGCTACCATGTAGGGGTCGATGCCCTGCGCGATCCAAAGAGTGGCTCGGGTATGGCGCAGCTCGTGGGGTGAAAGCTCTGGTATATCGGGATGCTCCCGATGAAGCCGCTGCATAAAGGGGCGGAATACGCGGTTTGCCCAGTTGTTGGGGTTGTAAGGCTTTCCCTCCGGACTGTGGATGATATACTCGGTGCGTATTTCCTTGCCACCCATCTTGACCGTCTGTGGCGTCTGTGTTAATCTGAGCCAAAGAGTATCATCGGTGATGGGCAAGGTGCGTTTGCGAAACTTGTTCTTCAAGCCATCACTGCACATAACCTGCCTGTCTACCTCAACGTCGTGGTAGACCACCAGCCCCTGTGTGACGCGGAGACAGCGGTTCTCCTCGTCAATGTCTTCCCAGCGTAATCCCAGCAGCTCACTGCGGGACAGACCCGTTTCCAGCATCAGCATGAGGGAGAGGTCGCCGTACTCCTGTGCGGCTGCGTAGGCGATATCGTATTGTGCCTGTGTGAAGGCGTGCTTTTCCTTTACCGTTTCATACTTGGGCAGTTTGATGCTGCGGGTCATAGGGCTCTTGACGCAGAGCTGGTTGTCTACGGCAGTGTCGAAGATCAGCTTCAGGCAGTTGTAATCCTTCTTCACCGTCTCAGGAGCGTACTTCTCGGCAGACTGATTGATATACCGCTGGATATGCATAGGCTTGATGTCACCGATTTTCATCTCCCCAAAGGCTGGGATCAGGTGCTGCTGCACCGGTGCCAGATATGTGCCGGCGTAGGTGTTGGCCTTGACGTAGGGCTTTTTGTAGGTTTCGAGGCAGGACAATGCCCACGCGGAGAATTTCTCGTTGCGGATCACGCTGACACCCTCTACCATCAGCTCCATTTCGTAATTGCGCTTGAATTCTTCAGCCTTTTTCTTCGCGTCCCGAAGGCTTTTTGTGCTGTAAAATGAGCGGCGGATGATCTTACCGGTAATAGGGTGCTTGCCCAGCGCGAGCTTGTATTCATAGCGTTGCTTTTCCTTTGTCATAGTTATATCTCCTTCGGCACCCCAGGAGGGTGAGCCCTCCCGGGGCTTGATGTCCGTTACGCGCTGAGGGCGTATACGCCCTTGGTGAGCCATGCGACGAACGTGATCGTGGGTATCTTGTATGCCGCACGGTCACCCAGTTTCCAGCTGATGCCGAAGGGGCAGGTCCCCTGCTCGATCGCGGCGCGAAGGCCAGCCTCCTTGACATGGAGGTAATCAGCGGCGGCACTGATTGGGATGTACAGGGGGTATTGGTCAGCCAGTTCACCGAGAGCAGTCAGGCGGTCTGTGACGGCAGACGAGAACGAATTAGACATCTTGACGTTCCTCCTTTTATTTATTGGCGGCACCGGATGACCAAGTAGCGGCGGCCATCCAGCTTTTTCGTGTTTTTACCGCTGGCATCTGTCTCCAGCATCCCAGCACTCAGCAGTGCGGCGGACACCGCCTTGGGATCAAGACTTGGCTGGCGGCTGATGTGGCGTAAGTACTCCGTTAAGTCTTCCAGCCGGACATATAGGCATCCGTGGCGCTGGATGGCCGGGATATTTTCGCACTGAAGCGCCTGAACGGTGAAGCTGACAAGGCTTTCCGGACGAACAGGCGTCAGACGGTCGATTGCGTCCACGGTGTCGTCCCATGCCCTTTTCAGGAGAGTACCGAACACCCCGTTCATGGATGCGGCAGCCTTTGGGGTAACCACTCCCACTTCAGCGGCAAAGCGCGTGAAGCAGTCGAAGACCCAGCCCTGCTGCCACAGGGCGATCTGCAAGCGCATTTCCCTGCTATTCCGCACACCGGTCTGGAAGGCATCGAAGTCCTTGCGAATCTGCTGGAGCTCGTCGGCTTGTCGGGCGGAGAACCACTCGATGAAGCGCTGGAGGACCGCGGCAGCAAAGCGTCTGTCATCGGGGGTAAACCGTGTCAGCTGGTGATCCAGCCGGAGCAGGATGCACCGCGTCAGCTCACTGGCGCTGGAGGGCAGCATCTCAGCGGTGACCACCAGGCCTGCAGTGCAAGTGATCTCGATATTGTGGTTGCCAGCTTTTTTTCCAAACGAGGTAATATTTGTCGCAGAGCGGATAACCCTCGACAACAGCTTGCGGCGATTGGCTTCCTCACTGGTGACGCTGGAGTGACAAAGGTCGTCTAACAGCACCACCATGTCGCGCTGTTGTGCCAACGCGTCCCGAATACCGGCAAAGGTAGAGCCGGCATCGAAGCTGTTGGCAGGCAGTTTTCGCACGTTGTCATCAAAAAGCATGCAATAGCGCTTGGCCAGCTGACTCTTGCCGAAGCCCTGTGTCCCCGCGATATACAGAATTGCGTTGGTGGGAAGCCCTTCCCGCTGGAGCAGCGACCGTATGGCGGTGAACAGCGCGAAGGAGAAGGCCACCATCGCCTCCGGTGTACGCTGGAAGGCGGTAACAAGACCGGTTACGGAGGTATTAACGTCTACCGCGTCATCGCAGGCAAGGTGGGTGCTTGACAGCCCCTCACTTAGGCGTACTGCACTGCCGGGTGTCATGCCGACTACCTTCCCTCCCGCGGCAAAGGCCGGGGAGGGGAGATCATGCCAGCCGGAGGTGTTCAGAAAGACGCCGCAATCACCACGTACGATGAAGTTGGCGACTTGGCCGCACAGGTAGTTGTTGACCCATCGGCGACCTTTACTGGGGGTGATTTCGTAGCGGCAAGCAAGGTCGAGCGCCTCGAAGTCGAGCGTTCTGAGGTTGCGCCCCAACACTACGCTGGTTCGAGGCGCATCATGACCGCACACGGTATACGCGATCTCTACGAGAGCGGGCTGCAGGTCGGGAGAGCTGCGGTATACCCCTTGTACTTTTGGTACAAAGTTCGCCAGGCAGACATCATCGCGGTACAGCTTGCCGCCGGCAGTTGAGTAGTCAGACATGATATGCGCCTCCTTCACTTGGCGATCAGCCGCAAGACGACCTCCGAAATACCGCTGTTCAGTTTGCTTCGCTCGGCGGCGGTAGCCAGTAGGATCATCTGGCGCAGCATTTCGTTTTCACGGGCCAAATAACCGGCTTGCCAGACAGATGCTTCCGCCCGTTTGTTGGCGGCCTTCAGCTTTCTGCTTTTCTTCCCCTTTTTTGCGTGTTTTCTCTTTTTCCTGCCTCCAAACAATGGGTAGGCAGGGATAGATGGCGTGGTGGGGATGGCCGGGGCGGGTGTGGACGCGGTAAAATCGTTGATCATCTGAGAACCTCCTCAAGTTAAATTTGCTGTCCGAATGTGGCGGCAGCATGGTCAGCATACCAGATAGCCGAGGAGTTGTTACTACTTTTGCTTTGCGAGAATAAATTGAACGATAGCACACATATACTGTTCATTTATTTGCGAATGATGTGATTTTTCGAACTTTTAAAGGAGTCATGATATGGCGTTGCGGCGGAAAATAAAACTCAATGAGGCGTTTTTTCAAGGAGAAGTTTGGATACCTGCGGCGGAACTGGTGAAAAAATATCGATGCCCACGGCTTCTGACGCTCACAGAAAAGAACTATTCAAAGCTCGGCTCAATTGGCTCGCCCGGCGGTGTCGTAACGAAGGCCCTTTGCCGTGCGCTGCTTACAGATAGAGGAATGCTTTTTGCTCAGACCCGGGAAAAAGGCTATCCGCATCTGTACTCCAAGAGGTGGATCGAAACAACTCGCCGATTAGATCTGGCGCTGAACAAGATGGGCGAAACCGGCTTGACCGGGGCTCCGGATGACGAAGCCACAAAAAGAATACTGCTGGACATGGCAGAGCACGCGTGGCAGGAGAATGCGGATGCCGGAGAGAAAACGATGCGCCTCATATACGAGTGCCTGTGCAGCATCATAGACCAATGCGGTTCAATGGAAGCATTCTCCCAAGTGACGATCGATAATATTGACGGGCTATACTATTTTACAAAAACAACCGGAAGCGAGAGTCCCCACGCGGTACAGATAGAGATGGAAACCAGCAAGGGCAGGTGTATGTGCACCTGCGTAACAGAGCCCCGGAACTGTACAGTTATTCTGCCGACAAAAGCGCCTTTTTGCCTTCAGAAGCTGCAAGAGGCGCTTACGCCCAATGAACTTCGCACGTTTCTTACCGATGTTCTTCTTCGATGTGTCGAGCGTGCAGGGAAGATCGTATCTAACCGAGAGCAGTGCAAACCGGCATACCGGCAAATGGTTGCAGAAAGTCAGGTAGCCTGCATAGAGCAGCAGGTCCAAGACTACCGCGAAGAGGATCTGGAGGCGTGGAGGCAGGCACAGATTGTTCTTGGTAAGATATGCAGCCCTGATATAGATCGCTATAATATACAGCCCCTCTCGCAGTACGAAAGAGGGCCGACGAAGTGCCTGGAGGATGATCTGGCAGTCTGTTTGCAAAAATACATTCAGGCACAGGCACTGACCGAAAAAACGGAGATGCAGATCGGTCAGATTGCCCGGCTGGCGGATTATTTCACCAGAGTACTTATAAGCAGCAAAGATGGACACCGGACACTTATGCCCGCCTTTTTGGATCAGCCTTGGGTCATTTTCCAGCTTGTGCGTATACCGGCATTCCACCGGCTGTTTGCAGAAGATCAGGCATTAAGCATTCCTCAGGCGGTGCAAACGGCCTGTGTTGACTTGCCGCTTCCCTTTATGGACGGAAGACATCTTAAGGAGGACCGGGACCTGTACTTTTCAATCCTGGAGATTTGCAGGCGAGGCTGTGAAATGCTGGCTATAGATTTCCCTTACGAGGCTTGGACGCACTTGTGGCCTTGTATCGAACAAAGCCATCGCTGTGTGCAATTCCGTCCTGAAGATTTGCTGTCACTTTCGTCAGTCTTCGGCGTTACGGCAAGAAACACAAGACGGCGTGCGCCGCACAGCGAAAAGCGGAATTTAGACGAATATTTTGGTGCGGCGATGGATCAATGGCTCTGCGATACCCTGAATATAGGATTTTCTGGATTTTCTCCTCAACTGTGGCGCGGACTGTATAATGCCATATTCGCGTCAAAGTGCGGTTACGGCAGAAGTTGTGCGAAACAATTTGTCCACGACGCTATAATTCCTTATGAAGAATTATTTATCGCCCCCGCGGCAGATGAAGCGGATGTGATCCAACTGGTACAGGGCCTAAACGGGAAAATTGAGTGGAACAGATTCTCATATGCCCCGACTGAAGCAGAATTGACGCAATACCTCGAAAGGGGCGGCATACGTGTTGTGAAAACAAAGCCGCAGGAGCGGCTGAATGCAAACATAGCAAGCGGCGAAGAGACAAAAGTTGTTTACTCTACCGAGGTAAAGGACTTTTTAAGCCGCTTTAAGGCCAGCACAAGTAACTTTGAAAACACAAAGAAAAAAGAACCACTGGCCACCAACGATATAAGAACAGCCATTATGGAATGGGCGCTATTGCAGATGACGTGTGCCCGCGCACAAATGAAGTTGATCGGCTATATCGCTCGGGCGCTGGAAAAGGGAAAGAAATAGTCGCACGGCAGGCTTTGCCGGTGTGCCTCATTTTTCAAGCACACACGCAGCGGATTTCAGTTGGCAGTCCCAATAGAGTCCCTCTCACAGATGGCACGTGCCAGAATGCGGGAAGCGACCCTATTGGGACTCTTTTTTTGTGTGCCGTTAGGGTACACCCTATTGGCCCGGTTCCTCCACCGGGACACAGATGATTTGCCCATTCACCCGAACAAAGAACTCCGGTTTGGCAAAGCGCTCCATCCAATAGTCCACCTGCTCGTCCGTCAGTGAGGTAAAGTTCTCGCTGTCCGGTGGGGCGCTGCAGATGAAAAATGTACCCGCAATGATGTCGTAAATTTCTCCCTTCTCATCCCGCAGGGCACGATTCAGGGGTAGGCCCAGTAGCTTGCCCTCATCGTTACAGATCAAGGCTGCTCCTCGTCCTCCTGGCTCGTAGACAGCCTCAATATCGCCACCAACACAACGGCGCATACTTTTAAGATCATGCTCCAATTCGGCTTCATAGGGTCTTTTTCCTCCTTCAACAACTATAATTCGCATATTTTATACCTCCCCACCGCACATCAGTTCCTCGATCTCCTCCGGGCACATGCCGTAGTGCAGAAAGGCGTCGATGTCACGGGGGTCGTACCCATAGGCCGGGGCAATCGATTTCAAATCACGGACATACTCTGCGTCACCGCCGTATGCGTCCCAATGCGGCCAATGGAAGGACGTTGCGCCATTCCACAGATTACGAGTATCAAACTGCTTCACGGTATAACGGCCATGACGGTCGATGCGCAGGATATCACCGGCCTTCGTCACTACCTCCACCGGGCGATCTGCACGGGGCAACCCCTTCTTGAGACCCTTTTTCAGGATCGCCTCCGTGCTGGCATAGGCGTAGAGCCCCAGCCGTGGGAAGTGGTATAAGGTCAAGGGGTTGTCGCCCCTAACGATATAGAGGTTATCCCGTTTATCCAAGATCGTCAGCGTCAAAGTGCCTTCCAAGGCTTCTGCTGCGGTGCGGATGGCGGAGAAGTTCAGTTTACCCTGCTGCTCCAGTAGTTGCACGGCGATGTAAGAATCCGTCTCGATGTTGGTATCGGGCAATTTTCGCTCCTGCCGCAGCTCCTTGTCATTGTAAATAATGCCATTGTGCGCTAGGGCGAAAGGCATGCCCGACGTTCCTACGAACGGGTGATTATTGCAATTTTTCTTCTCGTCCCCCTGGGTGGTCATGCGGGTATGCCCCATGACGCAGCGGACATTCTCCGGCAGGCGGAAGCGCATCAGGTGGGCAGGCCACGGACGTTTATACACCGCCAGATGGCCGTCTGAGTTGTAAGCAACACCAGTGGCGTCCGTACCCCGTGCCTCACTGGCGGTGGCCAGTGCGGAGACTAGACGACGCTTCTGCACGGCAGTCAGGCCACCCGTATAATCATAAACACCAAATAAGCAACACATTAAATTTCTCCTTCCGCCGCAATCGGCTCATTGACATATAGGTTTCGTTCCTTCAGATACTGGATCAGCTCCGGCTCCTTGATGCCGCTGACGAAACTGCTCCAAGAGAGATCCCGCAGCTCATCGTCGGACAGATAAATTGCCACATCGCAGATGTGATCCACCATCTGCAATGTGGCAAGGAGTGTATTGACTTTCAATGTCCCGCGGAACATGCGGAACTCGATGGTATCGCAGTTGGTCAGATTCACGCAGGTGTACCGGCTCCCGGAGCCTTTCTTGACGTGCTCCAGCATCTCGTGGGGCTGGTCACGGTAGCCGTATCGCGCCGCCCACTGATCCATCTGACGCTGTGTCCGACGGGAGAACCGCAGCAGCTCCCGCCAGTGACACTCCACGAAGAACAGTACCCGGGCGATGGCGCTGTCTTGCGCATCATAGCTATCTCCGAAGGCTTTGCGGGACACGTGAACATGCAGACCGCAGGTGCCTGCCTGATGTGAGAGATACCCCATACTGACGGCCTCGTGCAGTACCTCATCCCACGGCATTTCATGGAGCTGATACTCCAGCGACAAGGGGTGTGTGACGATCTCAAAGCCGTCGTCCAGACTGCCATCGTGCTTGCAATAGGCAAGGGAGTGCTTCCGGTTGGCGATGTTCAGCAGCGCCGAAGCGTTCTCGTTGTCCTCACCGGCCCCGTCGATCTCCAGCTCTACGCCGAAGAAGCGTGGCCCGGTGCCGTAGAAAATGGGACGGGGCTTGAAATAGTAGT